GGGGTGCTTCAGGTTTACCCCCAACAACTTCTCAAACAACCCCCCTTATTGATTTAATAACAAACGATAATTTATGTTTGGGTATGATCCCGATAGGTAGTGGTACTGCTTTTCAATCAATAGTTTTTAATTCTACTATCCCTAGCATAGGATTAAAAATCCATTATAGTACTCCGGATCCTACTAAAGTAGTTATTACAGGAAATACTAAAACCAAAATTGGCAAATCCCCTTCTACTCTTAGTACTTCCTATAAAAGGGCAGGTCAATCTACAGGAACTGGTAACGTATTTAACGCAACAGCTCTTTCATCCAATAATACTGGAATTGCTAACTTTAGGATCCCACACGGTAATACAGATGCTTTTACTTTAAGTGATTTCGGTTTTAATATTCCCGGTAATGCTACAATAAATAGTATAGACACTAGTGTACAAGCTAGAAGAGGATCATTTCCTGGTAATACTACAAGTCAATTAGTATATGTTTTTGATGATGACGATGGGACTACTTACACAAAATTATCTAATACATTTCAATATAGTTTTGGATTTTTTACCACAATGAATCAAAATTTTAGCAACCCTATCCTTACTCCTAATTTTATTAATAACCTAATATGGAAAATTTATTGGAGGAACGATTTAGCAGATGACGATACAGGGGAATTTGGCCAAACCGCTCTTTTTACAAACAGTGAGGTTGACGTCAATGGTTCAGCCTTTGGAACTGGTTATCCCGTTATTAGAATAAATTATACAGTCCCCCCTTCTCCACTTAAAGTCAAATTACAATCTATTTGATTCCCTTAAAATAATTTTATACGTATATAAAAAACAACAAGTTATGGCTATAAAAAACAACGAAAGTGTTAACTTAACACAAGAAGAAATTCAAAAATTAAGCGATCTCCGCACTAAAACAAGTGAACTCACCTTTTTAAGAGGACAAATGGGTATTGCCGAAGACAATATCAAACGTCAATTAAACGAACTTGCCGAACAATTTAACGATCTGTACAAAACAGAAAGTGAATTATCATCTACTATGTTTGAAAAATATGGTAAAGGACAAGTAGACCTCGACAAAGGTACATTTATTAAAGCAGAAGATTAATTTTCTTTAAAATATCCTCGATATTTATTGCCAGCAGGAAACTGCTGGCATTTTTTTTCTATATTTATTACAAATAAACAACACAAGATATGGCCGAACAAATAGTATCTCCGGGAGTATTTCAAAGAGAAACCGATCAATCATTCATAACACCTGCTCCTGTTGAAGTAGGTGCAGCAATTGTTGGCCCAACAGTAAAAGGTCCTGTAGAAAGACCAACTGTTGTAACTTCATTTGCTGACTATAAAAATAAATTCGGAACAACATTTGTTTCTGCTTCCGAAAACTTAGAATTCTTTACTTCTATTGCAGTACAAAAATACTTTGCTAATGGAGGTAATAGTATGTTAGTTACAAGAGTAGCTAGTGGTTCTCATACATCTGCTGCTAGTACTGATATTAAATCAAATATAGATGGCTCTAGTGCAGCAAAAGCTATAGGGCAATTAACCTTTGCAAATAACTTTTTTGAAGATGAAGGTGATGAACTACAAATTACTGTAGATAGCACTGAATTCAGATTTATAGCTTCTGATCCCACAGCTATACCAGCAGATAATTCTCCTATATTTTTCGTAGCTACTGGTTCTGATGCTGAAACTGCTATTGATGCATTAGTAACAAAAATCAATGCATCATCAGTAGGAGTCACAGTTAATGATGGTGCTACATTCTTAGGAATTTCAGCCTCTATTGCAGGTACTGCTGGCAATAGTATTGCAATACAAACTGGTTCAGGTACCTCAGGTGATATTACCTCAAATGTAACTGCGGCTGCATTAACTGGAGGTACTGATGGCAGTGGTGTTAAATCATTTACTTTAAAAACTATTGGTCAAGGTATAACTCTTAATGGTACTTCAGGCACTTCAGATGCTGGAGAACATTTTAGTGATGGTTCATTAAAATCTGGCTCTATAGATAACTTAAGATGGGAAGTAAGTGGTGTAAATACAACAGCTGGTACTTTTAATCTTACTATTAGAAGAGGTGATGATAATACAAAAAATAAAATCATTTTAGAAACTTATATAGGATGTAGTTTAGATCCTAAATCTGATAATTTTATTTCAAAACTTATAGGCGATCAATTTACAGACACTGTTACTGAAGAAGGACAAACATTTATTAGGGTTCAGGGTGAACACGCTAATAGATCTAAGTTTGTATACGTTCATTCCGTAGATTTACAGACACCCGATTATTTATTAAATAATGGTAGCCAAGGAAAAGATGTAAATGGAATCTTCTATAAACATAGTCTACCAGCAGCAGGGAGTGGTTCATTTGCGGGAGCTACAGGAGCAAATATTCCTACTGATAGAACTTTAAAAACTTTTAAAGATATTAGCAGCACAGATTCACAAGGATTATTAGGAAGTGATTATACTAAAGCACTTAATATCCTTAAAAACACGGATGAATATAGATTTGCTACATTTGCAATTCCAGGAATGTTTAATGAAGCTACTAATCACTCAACCGCAGTAGCGTCTGCTATTGAATTATGTGAAGGTAGAGGAGATGCATTCTATATCGCAGATCTTGTAGGATATAATGCTACTTTAACAACGGTAACAGATGAAGCAGCAGAATTAAATACTAATTTTGCAGGTGCTTATTGGCCATGGGTTCAAGTCCCCTCTACAGAATTAGGTAAAAATGTATTCTGCCCCGCTTCAGTAGTAATGCAAGGTGTCTATGCTGCAAATGATAGAGATGCAGCTCCTTGGTTTGCACCAGCAGGTTTGAATAGAGGTGGACTCCCAGTAGTAAGAACTGAATTTAAACTAAATCAAAAAGTTAGAGATACTTTATATGATAATAAAGTTAACCCAATTGCAACCTTCCCTAACGTAGGTCCAGTTGCATATGGTCAAAAAACATTGCAAACTAAAGCAAGCGCTTTAGACCGTATTAATGTTAGAAGATTATTAATTTCATTAAAGAATTTTATAGGTGATACTTCTAAAACTTTAGTATTTGAACAAAATACAACAGTTACTAGAAACAGGTTCTTAAACGCTGTTACACCATTCTTAGAATCAGTACAGCAAAGACAAGGTTTATTCGCATTTAGAGTAGTAATGGACGAATCTAACAATACTGCTGAAGCAATTGATAGAAACCAATTAGTAGGACAAATTTTCCTACAACCCACTAAAACAGCTGAATTTATAATACTTGATTACACCATTCAGCCAACAGGTGCAACATTTAACGACTAAAGATTCAGCTTTAACATATTTATAACAAAACAACAAGACAATGGCAATATTAAGTTCAGCAGATATGTTCTACACAGCTTACGAACCTAAGCTACAGAATAGATTCATATTTTATATAGACGGTATTCCTGCTTACCTGGTCAAATCAGCAGATAAACCAAAATACACTGCAGAAGAAGTAGTTCTTGATCACATCAACGTTAAGAGAAAAGTTAAGGGTAAGTCCGATTGGTCTCCTATCTCTTGTACCCTGTATGATCCAGTAACTCCTTCAGGAGCCCAAGCAGTGATGGAATGGGTTCGCCTCCATCACGAATCAGTCACTGGTAGAGATGGTTATTCTGATTTTTATAAAAAAGACATTAGATTTAACACATTAGGACCAGTAGGTGACGTTGTTGAAGAATGGATTTGTAAAGGCGCATATGTTACTAGTGCTGAATTTGGATCAGGTGATTGGACTTCTTCATCACCAATGGAAATTAGCTTGACAATTGCTATGGATTATGCAATCTTAAACTACTAAGATTCTTAACATAAATAAATTAAGAGGTGCGCAAGCACCTCTTTTTTTTACATATGTATATGCAAACATACAAGTTGTAATATGGAAAATAAATCATTATTCCCCACTGAAGAAGTTACATTACCTTCAAAAGGGTTAATTTACCCCAAAGAAAGCCCACTATCTAGTGGTACCCTCGAGATGAAATACATGACTGCTCGAGAAGAGGATATCCTTACTAATGAATCTTACATTAAAAACGGAACAGTAATTGATAAATTACTTAAAGCCCTAATAGTTACTCCTATTAACTATAATGACCTATTAATAGGCGATAAAAATGCCATTATGGTTGCTGCTAGAGTATTAGGGTATGGTAAAGAATATACGTTTGATTTCGAAGATGAAACCCATACAATTGATTTAACTACAATTAACGATAAAGAATTAGACGAAAAACACATTATTACACCAGGTAAAAATGAATTTGGGTTTACTTTACCTCTTCTTAAAAAAGAAATTACATTTAAAATTTTGACTCATGGTGATGAAAAGAAAATTAAAAGTGAGTTAGAGGGCCTTAAAAAAGTAGAAAAAACTAGTCGTGATCTAACTACCCGATTAAAACATATGATTTTATCTGTAGATGGTGATTACGATAGAAAAACAGTAAGAGAATTTGTAGATAACAATTTATTAGCAAGAGACTCTAGAGCATTAAGATCTTATATCAAAGAAATCCAGCCTGATGTAGATTTAACAATTGATCTTGAAACCGAAGCTGGAGACGTAAAAGGGGGCGTTAAAATCCCTATAGGGATTACGTTTTTTTGGCCTGACTCCGACTTATAAAAAACAAATTTACCAGGAAGTCCATGACCTAGTTTATTATGGTAATGGAGGTTTTATATATTCTGAGGTATACCAAATGCCAGTTCATTTAAGGAGGTACCATATCCGTAAAATAGATGTAGTACATAAAAAACAAAATGAAGCCATTAAAAAGGCTCAAGAAAGTAATACTACAACTCCTTCTATTCCTAAGGCACCAAGCATTAATAAAGGCTAACCTTTTTAATATTTATAATAAACACCCCCAATAAGTTAGCATGGCAGACGAAACATTTAATGAAGCAAATGAGGCCGCAGATAATCTGCGAGATGCATTTAGCGATCTTTATATACTTCTTGATGATTTAGCTAAGAGTCTAAGTACCTCATCAAAATTAACTAATGACTTGGCTGATAATATGTTAAGAACTGCAGAAAATACTGAAAAAGCCAAAGAAGCTACTGAAGATTTAAAAGATGATATTGATAAAGCAACTAAGGCTCAAGAAAAACAAAATAAAAGATTAAAACTTCAAAACCAACTAGTTGCTGCTGGTAAAGGTAGTTTACTTGCTATAGTTCAAGCAATTCAAGATGCTGATAAGCAAACCACAGAACTTGTTAGATCTTTAGCACTTTCAAAGGGGGAAGCAATTCAACTAAAACAAGAATTCACAGATGCCGCTTTCCGGCTGAATGATATAGCTATTACTTCTAAAAAATTAATTGAAGCTAATAATCAGCTAAATAATGCATATGGAACCGCATTTAGATTTAATACTAGAACATTAGCTACATTCTCAAAACTAACTAAAATAGTTGGAATAACAGAGGAATCAGCAACTAACTTAGCATTTGCCGCCCAACAATCAGGTCAAAGCTTTAGAGCTGTAGAAGAAAACATATTAGGTGCTTCTCGTAACTTACAAAAACAAGTAGGTGTAGCTTTAGATAGTAAAAATATATTAGAAAGCACAGGTAAAATTACAGGTCAAATAAGAGCTAACTTCAAAAACAATCCAGTAGAAATTGCTAAAGCAGTAACCCAGGCTAAATTATTGGGTACTGAATTAGAAAAACTCTCAGCAGCTGGTAGGACTCTTCTTGATTTTGAATCAAGTATAGAAAAAGAACTTGAAGCCGAACTTTTAACAGGTAAACAGTTAAATTTAGAAAAAGCAAGATCAGCTGCTTTAGCAGGTGATGAATTAACATTAGGTGCAGAATTAGCTAAAAACATAGGAACACAAGCTGAGTTCTTAGATATGAATGTTTTAGAAAGGGAAAAACTAGCAGCAGCAGTAGGTCTTGAAGCAGACCAAGTAGCAGATATGTTATTCGCCCAAGAAACTATGGGTATGAATGCTAGGCAATTAAGAGCTATAGGAAAAGGGCAGTTAGCAGATAGAGTAGAAGAACTAAGCTTACAAGATAAACTGCAAGCGGCACAAGAAAAATTCCAAGATTCTCTACAACAATTAGCCATACGATTAACCCCAATAGTTGAAGGCTTTGCTAGTGTACTAGAATCTATCGCTAATAGTGGACCAATGATGTCAGCACTAGTAACAGCAGCTGGTGCACTAGCAACAATCAGTATAGCTTCTTCTATAGCAAATATTTTTTCAGCAGGAGCTAAAGGAGGTCTTCTAGGATTAGGTGTAGCAGCAGCTGCTGTTATAGGCATGATGAGTATGATAAGTAATGCATCATCAACAGTTGCAAACCTTGCTGAAGGTGGTGTTGTAATGCCTAGAGCAGGCGGTACTATAGCACGTATAGGTGAAGCAGGCCAACCAGAAGCTGTAATCCCACTAAATAGAGCTAGACAAATGGGGTTCGGTGATACTCAAACTAATACCCAACCAATAATAATACAAAATAACTGGGATGCATTTGCTGCATCTAATGGTAATGGTCGTAGAGGATTAGGAGGAACTCAAGCACTCCAAGCAAGTCCTACATTTGCATAATATTTATAACAAAACAACACAATTATGGCACTTAAAGATTTAAAATCAATTCACGATTTAGTCCAAGGAGATGGTCCCGTAGGAGAAATGACAGGCCAAACTGGTCCTAATTTCCCAATAACAGGCCCCAAAACTGAAAGAGGTGCATATCCATTTAGTGTCCCTAATAATTCAAACCTCCATGCAGGCCCATTAGCAGACCAAGCTGGTAAATCATTATTAGGTTCAGCATATCAATATGCTTATGGTGGTGCAGCAGCATCTGTAAATCCATCTACCTTAGACCTAAATGGTATTGCTCCTGATTCTTACCCAATTAACAATGAGACAACATCTCCATTTTTTAACCTAAGGTCTATTCATGATCTAATTCCTGGAAATGTAAAACCTATAGGATCATTTGATGGGATAACTCCATCTTTATATACTGATAACTTACCCGACTAAATAACCCATGGGGATAACTTTAAAGGGTATACTAGAGGCAGCCGAAGAAACCGGTCAAAATCCTGATGGGTCAAATTTTAATCAACGATCGTTAGGATATGGAGATAGTAAACCTTTAATTGTAAAACAATTACCAGGGGTTAATCAAACTAAAATCCTAGACAGTCAGGGAGCTCAATTAATAAACGAGGTTAGCGACAATTTTATCAGAGGTGGGACTATAGGGGCCACAGAAGCAGCTATTACCGATGTAGCTAGATTAGGTAAAGTTTTATTATCCCCTAATGGTATATCATGGACAGCATCTCAAGTAGCTCTTTCAAAAACTAACCCTACATTCTATGCTAATGATAATCCTATCGCAGGGGGTGCAAATAATAGAGTAACATCCCCCGCCCATGTCATAGGCACAGCAGGTACGGGTGCTGCGGGTATTAGGTTTAGAAGGGATAGAATATTAGATTTAAAAAGAGAATCAGGATATAATTACGAACCTAAAAGAGGAGGTCCTAAATATGAATCTAACTTTCTTAGGGCTATAAAATCAGGGGTAGAAGAAATTTCTGATAATACATTATATGGCGCTTATAATAAAATAGTTAGCAAAGGTAAATTAGGGATTATTAAAGAATATAAAGGTGGCCCTCACTCAACTTTTGGTATAGGTGATACTACTATAAAACAATATATAAGTAATCCTTTTAATGATATTGGCGAGAATGGTGGGTATCTCCCCCTATTTAATCAAGGACTATTTGACCTTAGACAAGGTCCTAACCCTACAAAAACTGACGCAGGGTCTGCAACTTACACAGATTATAGATCAAGAACTAATAGACCCAATAATGTTACCCAAACTCGAATTGGATTATATAACTTAGGAGATCCTGGGGCAACATCCGAAGAAATAAGAAATGGAGCCTATAATGTACCAGTAGAGGATGTAGAGGGTGCTATAGATAAAATCACCCAAACAGGAATATTCTCTAGGAAAAACTTTAATAGGGAAGATAATAATCCTGAATTAAAGGACTACATTAAATTTAGGATCGCTGTTGTAAACACTGAAGAACCCATAAAGGACAATGTTATACAGTTTAGAGCCCTTTTAGATAGCATGTCTGATAACTATACTGGCAATTGGAATAGTTACAAATACAATGGTAGAGCTGAAGAATTTTACACTTATGCAGGTTTCCAAAGGGGAATCAACTTTAGTTTCAAAATCCATACTCAAACTAGACACGAACAAGGACCACTTTGGAATAAGCTAAATTACTTAGTAGCCCAAACTGCACCTGAATACAAAAACAATAGGATGAGAGGAGTATTTTCTCGATTAACTATAGGTGATTGGATAAGTGAAATCCCTGGGTTTTTTACTAGTGTAGGGTTGAGTTGGGCTACCTCATATCCCTGGGAAATCCAACAAGACCCCGAAGGTTTAGACAGCGATGTAAAGCAATACCCTCATGTCCTAGATGTCTCTTGTGCTTTCCAACCAATACACAACTTTGCCCCATCAAATTCTACTACTACACCATTTATAATTGCTGAAGCATAATGAGACGCTATAATAACATATCAATAGTAAGAGGTATAAATAATAAAAGAAGATACCTAAGTACAGTTTTACCTGAGGTACCTTTAAGCGCAGATGATTCTTACATTATCACCCAAGATGGTGATAGGTTAGATAACCTTAGTTTTGAATTTTATAACGATCCCCAATTTTGGTGGGTAATAGCAGCTGCTAACCCTAATAAATTAAAGAAAGATAGCTACTATGTAGCATTAGGCGAACAAATAAGAATACCAGTGGATCCTATACAATATATAAATACATTCACTAGTTTTAATAATAACGGTAGATGAGTATTTTTAAAGATACTTTTAGAGATTATGTAAGAGACCAATTATCAATTAGAGAAAAACTAATTGAAATAGGAAACCTTACTGATAATAACCCTTTAACTAATAGAAGGCAGATAAATGATATTTTCCTGCAAAGTGGTAAAAAAGCTTCACTTTCACCTGATAGCTATTATCAATACACTTTAAATAAACAATGTGGTATTAGACTTACCTCATTAGTGGATTATGTTGAAGATGTTAATTTAGGACTTAGTAATTTTACTAACCTTCAAGGCCCTGCTTTAAGCGAAAGGTTTATTTTAGAAGGAGGTACATTAGGGAGAGGCAGATCAAAATCTGACCTTAGGGGTGGTATTGGTGATTTTAACTCAGCTTATGGTGATCCATTTATAGCTTCAGACGCTAGTTCAGATGGATTTGGTGTAGTCCCTATGCCTGGTATAATTGATACCCAGGTAAGAACTAAATCAGCTTATGGATCGTTAAGAGAAGCTAAGGTTAATTTTGAGTGCCATAATAGAAGACAATTAGAGGTCTTAGAAATGTTATACATGAGACCTGGATATGTTGTTTTACTTGAGTGGGGATCAACCCCTTACATTAATAATAGGGGAACCGTAGTTAAAGACTTAAGATTAGTAGAAAGCGAAGAACCTATATATACTAACAATATAACCCAAACAAGTCTTTATAATGCTATTAATAGACTAAAAGAAGAATCATGTGGTAATTATGATGGGTTTTTAGGTTTTATTAAAAACTTTGGCTTCCAGGCTCGTGAAGATGGGGGATTTTCCTGCTATACAGAATTAATTACCATTGGTGAGGTTATAGAGGGTTTAAAACCTCCAAGCATATCTCCATTTAGCCCAATATTCCTTAGCCCTAAAGCAGAAGATATCCCCGCAGAGTTACTGGTCCCAAGCCCTATTAGAGATAGTGCTGGGCGATCTGAACTCGTTACTCAACAACAAGTAGAGATTGAAAGACAAACAGGTATCAAAACCTCTAGATATCAAGAAGCTTTAGATATAAAATTAATCCCTGAATATAATGGTTTAGAGGGGGTAACCAAAGCTTTAAAAACATATACTTCATTTAATCAATTTACCCTAGGAAATCCTGGTCCTGATAGTGATAGAGGGAGAAGTAACAACCTTAGCACTTTAAGGAATGGCCCTGATGGTAGGAACTTAAGTCCTATATCTAGGAGAGAACTAGATATTATATTCCCTGAACTAACTGAATACTATTCAGCCGAAGCTGCTAGAAACCCTGATTCAGGTATTCCCCCCGAAGAAAGAGAAAGACTTGATTATTTCGAAGACCAATCCGGGGAAACAAGAGAAGGAAGATCTAGACTTCAAAATGAAGGTCATGACCGTATAAATCAACTTGTAGAAAGAAAAAGAATGTTAGAAGGTCTTCTTAGAACCAGATCATTTAACATTGAAAATACTCTATTAAGTACTTTAGGATTAAATTCCCGTAAAGAATTACGGAATTTTATAATCCCTAGAGGTGGTCTTACTAAAGAAACCACAAACTTTAGGGGAAACGTTCTCCGAGATGGCACAGTTGAAACCCCCATCTTTAGAAATGATCAACCTTTTATTAGATGGGATGCTTTAGTAATTTTAATTAATAATGCTTTAATCCCACAAAATGAAAACCAAAAATCTCCTATAAACCTAACTACAGAAAGGATATATGATTTAGGAAAAGATTCTGATGGAAAATATAGATACCGATTAGACGCATTAAGGTATGCTCCTATTACTGAAATAGGACCTGATGATAAAAATAGAATTATTTATGATTTTTCTTCGGATCCTAATACGTGTATACTACCTTCTCAATTTTTTAATGTCCCCCCATTATTCATTGAAGAGCAGTTAGGGTATACCCCTAACCTTTTTGCCCTTCCTGACACTTACGCTGAAGCCTTATATGGTAAACAACCCACCGAGGGTTTACCCCTCAGTCAACTAGAAGCTAGCAGTAGAATAGGAAGCATATTTTTAAACATCAATATGATTGATGACATTGCATCCAAAAATAATAATAACCCTAATTATACTTTAGGTAATTTTATTACTGATATTTGGGATGAAGTAAATAAAGCATGCCCTAACCATAATTTTGTGCTAACAGACGATAAAGAAGCAAACACTTTATTTATAATAGACCTTCCTATAGATAAAGATACTTTACCACCACCTCCACAATTACATGAATTTACTCCATTTAGCAATAAAACTATCCTCCGTAATTTTAGTTATACTAGCAATGTTCCAAGCGCTTTAACTGCTACTGTAGCTATTCAAGCCCAGGACCCAAGAAGTATTCAAGATATAGATGGGGTAACATTTGCAGCATTTAATAGAGCAATTAAAAACCGCTTATTTAGTATTGACACTGAATCCAATTGGGTTAAAACAGCAGCAGATGTTGAAACCACTGCAAGTGAATATGAAAAAAAGCGTGCTATCCTTAGTGAAGAGCTATCTAATTTTAGATTTAATTTTTTCTACGATCTATCAGCAGAACCTAATGAAAGAGATTATAAGGCAGGAAATATAATAGGTATTCTGAAAGAATACCAGCAAATGACTACATATGTAAGCGAAGCTAAAAATAAGTCTACCAGTTTCGCCTCAGTAATCCCACTAGAATTCAATGCTACATTAGATGGTATTTCAGGGATAGTTATTGGTAATTTATTTAGAGTTGAAGAAAGTAGACTTCCTAGAGCCTATGCTAAATCTGATATAGGATTTATAGTTTTTTCTGAAGAACAAAAAATCACAGCTGGTGGAGATTGGACCACAGATATAAGTGGTAAAATGGTTCTTTTAGACCCTACTCCCCCTAGCGAAAAACTCCCCATAGTCAATATTCCTATAGAGGAAGAAACTATAAGAGACGTAAGCTTTGGATTTTTCCCTAACTATAATGATTATTTCAATCCTTTATCGTAATGGCTTATCTACCAAAAAACAAATATAAAAAATATTACACTAATGGGGGTGAATTTAGATTAGCTAAAGAATCAACCTCTTATGTGGGAGATTATATTGTTACATCTGGGGGAAAAATATATGCTGGAATCAGTCCTGATAGACTTTTGGGCCGCTTAATTCCTTTAAACAAAGTATCTCCCAATGTAGATGATTCTCCCCCTAACAATAAAACATATTCTATTTTAAGGCCAGATTTAGCTAGAAAACAAAATTCTTATATCCCTATTCCTTCTGATCAACCCACACCTACAGCAATTGAATATTCACAAGGTGTTTTTGATCGTTTTATTGTTGTAAGGTTAAACACTAAAGGCTATTTTGAAATATCTAAGGATACTTATACTAACTTCTATAAGCGTAATTACAATAGAGATTTACATAAGACATTCTCAATTCCTTGGTCATTAAAAGAAAATAACACTGAAAACAACTTAAAAACCCTTAGATATTATGAATCTAAGTTACCAGGAATAATAGATTTTTTCCCAAATAAAGGTCAATATGCTCTTAGAAACGGAGTAATTAATATAACACCAAGTTCACGAATATATCCTACGGGTGAAGTTATTCCTAAAATATTACCTGCGGCTTACCAATTAGGAAATGATAAAGTTAATACTATAATTAATCCTAGGGTCCCTAAAAATCAACATTGTAATAATTGTAAATTTAACCAAAACGGACACTGTACTAGGTGGAATGCTCATATTAATAAAAAATATTGGTGTGCGGTATGGAAGCAACTTGGTTCTGAATAATAGATTTCGTATATTTGGGGTATGTACTACCTCATAGAAACACAAGAGCAATTAGAACGGTTCTTTGAAGGTGAGGGTAACGAGTGTTACCTTCAATTTGTTACAAATAACGACGATACTCACCCTAAATTACAATCGCTTTGTGCGTTGTACATTTATTCATTTAGTAGGGAAAAGGGTTTTATGGTTAACTTAAATCACCCAGAGGGGTTTGAGCTTGATTTACCAATGAAGTACTTGCGATCTTATACGAACATATTCGTTAAAGAAAAAACAAAAAGCTTACTATACATCCCTACACTCCCTTATACGGATATACAAAGCATATACTACTTACTAAAAAACGAACCACTACCCTCATTACCAAAAACGGGAACACACACGTTCTATGAGCGCAAATACGGCGCAAATAACGTGAATAAAATAATTCCCCTTGCAAAGCACTACGAGGCGTTGACTAACGAATTTGAGGCGATTTACCCGTATATTCGTAGCTATAAAAGTGAAGAATCAAACAAGTGGTACAACGAAATATTTATACCTACACTAGCCAAAATGGTAGGTGAAGGCTTTAAAATTAACGACACATTCAAACAACACTTTGATATAAATGAAAAATTCAGCGTTCACGACTCCAAAATATACGGATGGTATAATTTTTGCACTACAACAGGACGTCCTACAAACAACTTTAATAGCGTTAATTTCTCAGCTTTAAAGCACGATACAGGCGAGCGAGATGGTTTTGAAGCAGACAACGACATGCTCATTGAAATGGATTTCGAGGGTTATCACCCACGAATTATAGCGCGTTTGTCAGGTGGTGAATTAGATAAAAGCGAATCTGTTCACACACAAATGGCAAAAATGTATTTTGACACTGAAGAGATAGACGCTGAAATGTACAAGCGAAGTAAGGAGCTTACTTTCCAACAAATGTACGGAGGTATAAATAAAAAATACCTTAAACATAAATATTTTAATAAAGCACAACAATTTATTAACGAGTTATGGCGAGAGTTTAACACACAAGGATATGTTAAAACTGTAATTGCGAGGCGCAAGCTTTTAAAAGATAACTATAAAAACATGACTCCCCAGAAGTTATTTAACTACTATATCCAGGCATTTGAGACGGAGTATAATTTTACGATGTTATCAAGGTTGTTTAAATTACTCGAGGGAAAGAAAAGTAAAATCATTTTATATGTGTATGACTCTGTGTTAGTAGATTTTTCGTTGGAGGACGGTAAAGAAACACTTCAAGCGATTAGATCGATAGTTTCGTCTGATTTTCCTGTAAAACTAAAACGCGGCAGTACATACTCTTCTTTAGAGGACCTTTGATATTTATTGTGGAATAACACAATACATATTTAAAATGAACAACAAACTTTATTGTACCTTTCTCCAAGATGAGGGGGTTAATGAAGTTGTAGATAGAATTCTTGAGGAGCACGATATCTTATTTAATAAGATTTTTGTTTTAGTTTCGTTAGATGACCACAAAACTATGTTAACTTATAACATTGATGGTCCTATTTATAACCTTCAGTTACCTAATACTATTTTGGTACACAGGAAAAAGCAAACAAACACGCTATATACTATAAACGCCTTAAATGAGGTAATAAAATATTTGAATGGGGGTGTCTTAGACACTACATACCAAGTTGATTGGACAAAATTCCGTAACAGCCTTCTTTTGACTCGCCCTGGTGGGTTTAAAAAAGTTAGAACTCGTTTAAAAACTATTATCGAAATAGAGTAAAAAGCTCTCTGGTAAAATTTGGATTTACTGACCTGGGTTATTATATTTACCCAAAATTAAAAGGTCATGAATCTAGACGAAATTAGAAAGCGCATGGACCGCTTGCAAAACAAGTCCAACGGCAAGTCAAAATCCGACTACAAAGCCAACTTTTGGAAACCACCTAGCGGTGAGAAATCAGTTATTCGTATTGTGCCCTATAAGCACAACAAGGAAGTACCATTCACTGAATTGTATTTCTACTTCGGCATTGACAAACCCAGAATGATGTCACTCTCAAACTTTGATGAGTCTGACCCAATCTTGGAGTTTGCATCACAACTACGTAAGTCCAATGATGCTGACAACATGGCATTGGCAAAGAAACTTTACCCCAAAATGCGTACGTTCGCACCTGTAATTGTTAGAGGTGAGGAAGATAAAGGTGTACGTTTCTGGGAATTTGGTAAGATGGTTTACCAAGAACTCCTTGGAGTTATGATGGATGAAGATTATGGTGACATTACTGATATTGCTCAGGGACGAGATGTTACTGTTGAAGTTATTCCAGCAGCTGAAACTGGTAAGATGTACGACACAACTACTGTTCGTGTTAAACCAGTTCAGACCCCGCTTTCGGATAGTGCTGAAACAGCTGAATCATTCCTTGAAAACCAAAAGAATGTTATTGATTTGTTCAATAAGTATTCATTTGATGAAATGAAAGAATCACTCCAAAAATACTTAGCACCAAGTGAAGAGCAAGAAACAGTAGAGGCAACATCACCCGTAAAAGAAAAGGTTGACCTCAATTCTAAAATAGACGATTTATTCGGTTAATATGGCAAGAAAATCTAACAATACGACCCTAGACGGGGGAAGTCTTACTGACGAACTAGCAACTTCGCTAAATAAGAAATTCAGTAAGGAATACAATCAAGTAGCTTACTTTCTTAACGGTGGGGATGAATCACCAACAGATGTAACATCCTGGGTATCTACAGGGTGTACACCACTCGATTTGGCGATTTCTAACAGACCAAATGGGGGTTTGCCTGTTAGTAAGATTGTTGAGATTACGGGCCTAGAGCAAAGCGGTAAATCCCTCCTAGCAGCTCACGTAATTGCTTCTACACAAAAGCAAGACGGTGTGGCAATATACATTGATACTGAATCAGCACTAGATGCGCAGTTCTTAACCGCCATAGGAGTTGATGTTGATAAGATGCTTTACATCCCACTTGATACAATTGAGGATGTTTTTGAAGCAATGGAAGACATCATCGTAAAGATTCGCGAAAAGAACAAAGACAAGCTAGTGACTATTGTAGTAGACTCTGTAGCCGCCGCAACCACGAAAATTGAGTCTGCAGCCGACTATGATAAAGATGGTTATGCTACTGCTAAAGCAATTATCATGTCTAAATCAATGCGCAAAATTACTAATTTAATTGGTAAGCAAAAAATCCTATGTGTATTTACTAACCAGTTACGTCAAAAACTAAACGCGATGCCGTTTGGGGATCAATACACAACATCAGGAGGTAAAGCGCTCCAATTCCACGCCTCAGTTCGCTTGCGACTTAAAGGAGTAGGCAAGATTAAAGAGAAAGTTAATGGTGTGGATGAAGTAGTTGGACAGGAAGTTGAATGCGTAGTTGTTAAAAACCGCCTAGGCCCACCTAACCGAAAAGTCCGTTATAACGTCTTTTACGATTCCGGGATTGACGACATTTATGGTACCTTAAAATTGCTTAAGGAATACAAGATTGTTAAGCAGGGAGGAGCGTGGTACAAGTATGCCACAGCAGATGGAGAAACTCACCAGTTTTTAGCTAAAGAGTTTGGAGATCTGTTAGACAGCCACCCCACAGCTAAAGAAGAATTGTATGAAGCCCTTTGTGACAAATACATTATGAAGTATCGTCACGAAAAGGAAGATGGTCTAGATCGTGACCCCGAAGAAACCATAACTGAGAATGGGTAATTTCGAAGATATCTTAAATAACATATCCCGTGAAGAGAAGCATCCTAATGATAGGGTGCTTCTCATTGACGGATTAAACATATTCCTAAGAGCATTTGCTGTAAATGGTGCATTGAATGAAAAAGGTGTTCCAGTAGGCGGTATTATGGGATTTATGAAGTCCCTTGCCCTTGCTATTAGGCAAATGGAACCTACTAGGGTAGTTGTTGTTTATGATGGGGCCGGGGGTAGTAAAAGGCGAAGAAAAATTAATCCGGATTATAAATCAAATAGAACCCCTAAGCGCGTAACTAAATTTGATGCTTTTAACTCGTTACAAGACGAAAAAGAAGCAATGAAAATTCAATTTAGGAGACTACTCAGTTACCTTGAGTTACTTCCAATTGATGTTTACAGCGTGGACAATGTTGAAGCAGACGATGTAATTGCATATATCGCACAAAATGTGCTAGAAAACGAAGTAATTATCATGTCTGCTGATCAAGATTTTTTACAATTAGTAAACGATCGAATTGTAGTCTGGTCACCAAATAAGAAAAAGTATTATACAACCGAGCAAATATTTACTGAATACGGAATACCAGCTCACAATTTTTTGATGTATAAGTGTTTAATGGGTGATAAATCAGATAATCTTGAAGGTATTAAAGGTTTAGGCCCTAAAAAGATGGCTAAAGTAATCCCTGAAATTACAGGTAGAGAAATGAACTTAGATTACCTTATACATTACGCATCCACACAAGACAGTTTAATGCATAAGCGAATCGTTGAAAGTAGAGAAAAATTGGAAACAAACGAAAAGATGATGTCACTTAAAGACCCAATTATGTCAGGTCAAATAAAAATTCAAATAAGTGATTTAGCTTCTCGCCCAACAAATTTGCTCCACCGAAATGATTTTATTATGTTGTATAACGAAGATTATATGGGGAATAATTTACAAAACCCAGATATCTGGTTAAAGGAACATTTCCTTAAATTAAATAATCTTGCAAAATTAACACATGAGTAAGTTAGAACAGTACGGCCATAATTTTCAGGTTAAGGTACTATCTACACTTGTTAAAGATCGAGAGTTCATACAACAAGTAGCAGATATTGTATCGCCTGATTTTTTTGATAACGAAGCAAATAAGTGGATTGTAGGTAAAACTCTAGAATATTTTAATGAATTTAGAACTACTCCCACAATGGAGGTATTTAAAGTTGAAGTAGAGAAAATTAAAAATGAAATTCAACAAGTTGCTGTAAAAGAACAACTTAAAGAGACATTTAAATCTACTAAAGCACAAGACCTTGATTTTGTAAAACAAACATTCCTTGATTTTTGTAGGAATCAAACACTTAAATCTGCTCTTCTTTCCTCAGTTGACCTTCTTGAAATAGGAAATTATGAAGATATTCGCCGCCTTATTGACAATGCACTTAAAGCAGGTGTAGAAAAAAATCTTGGCCATGATTATATGGACGAGATTGAGGCTCGATACCAAGAAGAAGCTAGAAACACAATAGAAACTCCTTGGAATGAAATAAATAGTCTATTAAGTGGAGGATTAGGTACTGGCGACTTAGGACTACTTGTTGGTAACCCAGGTGGAGGTAAGTCATGGGCACTTGTTGCTTTAGGGGGACATGCTGTTAAATTAGGCTATACAGTTTTACATTATACACTTGAACTTTCTGACATGTATGTTGGTCAAAGATACGATGCATTTTTTACAGAAATACCAGTTAATGAGATTAAAATTCATAAAACAACTGTCAAGGAAGAATTAGGAAACATGAGAGGAAAATTGTATATTAAGCAATATCCCGCCGGTAAAGCTAATGTAAACACGATATTAGCGCATATTGATAAGTGTCGCGGCCAAGGTATTGAACCTGATCTTATTGTGTTAGATTACGCGGATCTTTTATATACTAGAAATGGAAAAGAAAAACGAGATAAATTAGACGATATTTACACCTCATTAAGAGGTATGGCTACTGAAATGAAAATCCCAATATGGACAGCATCTCAAAGCAATAGATCAGCAGCTCGAGATAATATTATTCAAGGAGACCAAATTGCTGAAAGTTATTCGAAAATTATGATCTCAGATTTTGCAATTTCACTTTCTAGAAAGACAGAAGACAAAGAAAACGGTACTGGTAGATTCCATATTATGAAAAATAGATACGGAGCAGACGGATTAACATTTGATGCCCTTATGGACACATCTACCGGAAAAATCGATTTTACCAACCGAATAAATAATGAAGAGAACAGTGGTCCTGACGGAGCTGGCTTTACAGGAAATGAAAGAAGAAATCTTCAAAGGGCTGCTGAAAATATTTTCAGCTTTTAACAGTATATACTGTATTTATCACTACACTAATAAAAAATTTAAAGTAAAATGGCAACGAAAGATCTAAAAGAAGAACGAATTGTTTATAAACCATTTGAATATCCCGAAGCATTTGACTACTGGTTAAAGCAACAACAAGCTCATTGGATTCACACTGAAGTACCAATGATGAGTGATATTAATGATTGGAAACAAAACCTGACAGAAACAGAAAAAAACATAATTGGTTCTATCTTAAAAGGCTTTGCACAAACTGAAACAGTGGTAAACGACTACTGGACCGGACTGGTTACAAAATGGTTTAGGAAACCAGAAATTATAGCAATGGCGACCACTTTTGGTGCTATGGAAACAATTCATGCCGAAGCATATTCACTACTTAATGAAGAACTTGGACTTGACGACTTTAGCGAGTTTCTCGAAGACGAAACTACAATGGCAAAAATTGAGAACCTTATGTCAGTTAGGGATAGTTTTAATGGCGAAAAGGATTGGCACGAAATTGCTAAATCTCTCGCAATCTTCTCGGCCTTTACAGAAGGGGTCAATTTATTTTCGTCATTCGCCGTACTCCTCTCTTTCAAATTGCGAAACAAGCTTAAGGGAGTGGGTCAAATTGTTGAATGGAGTATTAGAGACGAAAGCATGCACTCAGAAGCAGGATGTTGGTTATTTAGAACACTTGTTAAAGAAAACCCTCAGCTCGACACTCCGGAACTCAAAACGGCAATAACTGAAGCTGCTCTTCTTTCACTTCAACTTGAACTTGATTTTATTGAGAAAGTTTATGAAATGGGTGATCTTGAAGGGTGTTCTAAAGATGACTTAATCAGCTTTATTAAACATAGAGTTAATACAAAAATGGGTGACCTTGGCTATGATGGTGTAGTTAATGGAATTGACCCAACAGCACTTAAAAGAATGAAGTGGTTTGACAGCCTCTCAGCAGGTAAACAACACACTGACTTCTTTGCAAACAGGGTTACCAACTACAGCAAGGGACACTTGCAGTGGGACGAATCAATATTTTAAATTATGGACGGAAATTTAGTAGCAGACACAACCCAGTGGGTTGTAGGGAAAGACTTCCCTGAATGGATGGATGAAGTTGGTGTAGCAACTATTTCAAAAGGGTATTTATTACCCGATGAAACACCAAGAAAAGCATACAGACGAGTCGCAAAAGCAATCGCAACTCGGATTGATAGACCAGATTTGGAGGCTAAGTTCTTCAAATATATTTGGAATGGTTGGATTGGCCTCGCTTCCCCCGTTCTATCTAATACTGGGACCGATAGGGGTTTGCCTATCTCTTGCTTTGGTATTGATACACCTGATAGCGTCAGGGGAATTGGATTAACAAACGCTGAACTTATGAAACTTACTGCCCTGGGTGGTGGAGTTGGTATCAGTGTTTCAAGAATTAGGCCTAGGGGAACTGCAATCACAGGTAATGGTAAATCTGAAGGTGTAGTACCTTGGTGCAAGATTTACGATTCAGCTATTATTGCTACAAACCAGGGTTCGGTTCGTAGAGGTGCTGCATCAGTAAACTTAGATATTAATCATCTTGACATTGATGAATTTATGCAAATTCGTAGGCCAAAAGGTGATCCAAATAGGCAATGCCTTAATTTGCACCAATGTGTAGTTGTAGATGATACTTTTATGAGGCGTTTACAAGATAGAGATGGTGACGCTATGAAGTTATGGCTTGAAATTTTAAAAACTAGAGTTGAAACAGGTGAACCATACATTATGTTTAAGGATAATGTTAATAAAAATAACCCTTTAGCATACGCTATGAATAACCTCGATGTTAGTATGACTAACATTTGTACAGAAATTACATTACATACAGATGAAGAACATTCCTTTATATGTTGTCTCTCCTCGCTTAATTTGGCAAAGTACGATGAGTGGAAAGACACAGACGTCGTAGAAACATCAATCCGTTTTTTGGATGGTGTTATGCAAGAATTTATTGATAAGAGTAATGGCAAAGATTCCCTTATTAGAACCCATAGACACGCTCAAAAAGGTAGAGCACTTGGGTTAGGTGTAATGGGTTGGCACTCATTCCTTCAAAAGAAAAACCTACCATTTAATTCAATTGCTTCAACAGCTTGGACACATACCATTTTTAGTGACATTAGAAGCAAAGCAGAAGCCACTTCCAGAGAATTAGCCCAAGAATATGGTGAACCTGTGTGGTGTAGAGGTACGGGTATGAGAAATACTCACTTACTTGCTATTGCACCTACAGTATCAAATTCTCGTTTAAATAACTGTTCTGCAGGTATTGAACCTATTCCTGCTAATATTTACACTTTTAATGGTGCTAAAGGGACATTTATTGTAAAAAATAAAGAATTGGAATGTCTTTTGGAAGGTAAAGGACATAACACAGATAAAGTATGGGATCAAATCCTCGCTGATAATGGGTCTGTCCAAAACCTCCCCCATGATGTTCTTACTGAGTCTGAAAAAGAAATATTCCTCACATTTAGTGAGGTAAACCAACTTGAACTGGTTCGTCAAGCAGCAATTAGACAAAAATATATTGACCAAACCCAATCACTCAATCTCTCATTTGACCCTACAGACTCCCCAAAATGGATTAACCAGTGTCACTTAGAAGCATGGAAATTAGGTGTTAAAACACTCTATTACTTAAGAACTGATTCAGTAATTAAAGGTGATTTAGGAAGTAGAACCGCAGAATGTATAGCTTGTGATGGATAATAAATTAAAAGATGTAATGGAGGACTTAGATGAAGTCATGGCTTTAATAAAAAAATTAGGAGAAGCTACCCCAGATAACGTGGATTCCCTAAGAGAAGATATTAAATTTACGCATAATAAAATTAAATCTAAGTATGGCAAAGAGAATCCCCCCGAAACCAACCCATCGTAAGCGTAGTCCTTTTTATTGGTGGAGGCGCTTTCCCACACATCAAGCCCTCCACCATTATAAACCCCTGATTGAAAGGATTCAAAACGGTGATTTTGATTATCCTGAATATTTTGAACAGGCTGAATGGGAAAAGCAATGGTGTAAGGAAGAAATTGAATCTAAGAGGCATTTATTCAAAGATTCTCAAAGTTTTTTAGAGGAGTCTCGTTCTATTGAACGACGTTATAGAAAGCGTCAAAATCTTCTTATCAAAGATGGTTATGAGAATGATGAAAAGCGGCTTAAGGAGATTGTAAAACAATTTTCTATTACATTTGGTGGTTCAAAAGATGATGTAGTTGCATTTATGGAGAATTTTGATGGTACTCTTGAGGAAATGTACTATGCTTATGCTAGAATTAAAGGTATTAAAAACGTTAGTTTATTAGAAACTATGCCTGTAAAAAGACGTGGGCGCGGTAGGCCCCGTAAAAATCCTTTAATACAATAAAGTATGGGAAAATTTCAATCAACAAAATTATTTGACGGATTCAGCTGTGTGTTCCGTCAGTGGAAAGCAGAAAACACACATTGTAGATTTATGCATGGTTATGGAATTAGCTTTAGAGTATGGTTCGAAGGTGGACTAGACGACCGGAATTGGGTTTGGGACTTTGGGGGTATGAAACGTGCTCAAACTAAAATTGACGGTATGAATCCTAAAACCTGGATGGATTATATGTTTGATCATACTATATTGGTTGCTAAAGACGATCCAATGCTTAGTTTAATTAATGAATTAGAACACAATAAAATAGCCCAAGTTAGAGTAGTAGAGGCTACAGGTGCTGAAAAATTTGCTGAATTTATATTTAATAAACTAAATACATTTGTACAAACTGAAACTGATAGTAGGGTTAGAGTAGCAAAAGTAGAATTTATGGAACACGGTAAAAACACTGCTATTTATGAAGGTTAAAGTTTCACACGAAGTCCCCCTCCCACTACTTGAGGTTAGTAAAGATTTTAACGACTATGATTACTGCCTCCCCCACTTACTAGACCAACATGATTTATACGAACAGTATTTTAGGCAAGCTAAAGTCGAAGGTAGGTATATAATTATGGATAATTCTCTCCATGAATTAGGAGAAGCATATGATACTAAACGTCTATTGCATTGGGTAAATGAACTTAAACCTAATGAATTTATTGTACCCGATGTCTGGGAAAATTGTAATGCTAGCGTTAGGAATGCTAAAACATGGGCTTCTGTTGAATTACCTGAAGGAGTAGAAAAAGTAGCAGTTGTACAAGGAAAATCATATATAGAGTTTGCTACCGGATACCAACGTTATAAGTGGTTAGGTTACCAAAAAATAGCATTTAGTTATGGGGCGTCTTGGTTCCAAGAAACGTTTCAGCACCCAAACCCATACGTAGCTAAAATGATGGGTCGTTTAAAAACTATTAATAATCTTTATAAAAATAATGTTATAGGAGATTATGATAGAGTACATCTTTTAGGGTGTAATTTACCCCAAGAATTCCTTTACTATAAAGACTTCCCATTTATTGAATCTATAGATACTTCAAACCCTGTTATACATGCTTTAAAGGGAATGAGGTATTCCGAGGGGGGTTTATTACATAAAGACAAAGAAAAAATCGACGAAAATTTCGTTCAACCAATATCCCCAAAACAAAAAGAAGACGTTTTACACAATGTAAAAATGTTTAGAAAAATTAATCAACTATGAATCTAGTTTTAATCACAATTACAATTTGCGCCCTAGCTTTTACTTATTATGTTTGGCGTTTCCATGACCAGTTAGCTGAACGAAAAGCAGAAGCCCAATTAGTAAAATGGAAACTTAAAGAAGAAAAAGCAATTAGAGAAGATGCTTACCAACGTTCTAGAGCAGTTAGCTTTGGTAAAACAATTGAACATTATGTCCCATTTATGGAAAATTTTCCTATCAACCCTAATGATGTAAGATTTTTTGGTAACCCAATTGATTATATCGCTTTTACAGAAATGGGATCAAAGAAAAAATGTGCAGTACATTTCTTGGAAGTTAAAAGTGGGGAAAGTAACTTAAACGCAAGACAAAGAAATATTAAGGATGCTATTCAAAAAGGTAGAGTTTACTGGCATGAGTATAATGCAGATGGTATCTGGACACATGAAACAAAAGATCAACATTTAAATAAAAAAGAAAAATGACTAAACAAGCAGTATTGTCACTAAGTGGAGGTATGGACAGCTCCACAGTGTTGCTTCATCTACTCGCCAATGGCTATGAAGTGACAGCACTGTCTTTCGATTATGGGCAAAAACACAGAGTAGAACTTGATAGGGCCCAATCATTAGTAAATTATATTAATGATAAAGCAATTCAATCTAATTTAGACGGAGATTTTATTAAAAGATATTCTAAAGTTAAATATGGGGTTATTAAACTTAATGGTTTAGCTCCTATGCTTAATAGTGCCCTTGTAGAAGGTGGAGATGAAGTACCCGAAGGGCACTATGAACAGGAAAACATGAAAGAAACTGTTGTTCCTAACCGTAATAAAATTTTCTCATCCTTAATTCAGGCTGTTGCCTTATCAATTGCAAATAAAAAAGATACAAAAGTCGATATCGCTATGGGTATTCACGCAGGTGATCATGCTATTTACCCTGACTGTAGACAAGAATTCCGAGATGCTGACTATACGGCCTTCCTGGAAGGTAATTGGGACGCTGATCGGGTTAGCTATATTACCCCTTACCTTAATGGTGATAAGTTTGATATCCTTAAAGATGGACTCGAGTGTTGCGAGAAACTGGGTCTTAGATTTGACGAAGTATATCGAAATACAAATACTTCTTACAAGCCCATTAATATTGCTCATGAGTGGTACAGCGATTATAAATCAGCTTCATCGGTCGAAAGGGTTGAAGCCTTTATTAAATTGGGAAGACCTGATCCAGTACAGTATGCTGATGAATCAGGAGTTGTCAATTGGGAAACTGTACGAAACCATGTGGAAAAAGTCTTAGAAAATGCTTAAAAGAATAGAAGATTATAATAAAGTTCTACCTATAGTAGAAGTATACCGCTGTGTGCAAAGTGAGGGCTCCCGTTTTGGGCGCCCCACTATTGCAATTAGAACCACAGGGTGTACCCACCGTTGTTGGTTCGGAGAAGGTGGCTGGTGTGATAGTTGGTATACAAGTATTCACCCTGAAAAAGGTACCTTTACTTTTAACGATATAATCGCTATTTATGACGAGAACCCACAAGTTAAAGAAATGATGCTTACAGGTGGGTCACCTACAATGCATGCTGCCCTAGTAAATGAAATTACACATTTTGCCAAAGAAAGAGGAATCCTCGTTACAATTGAAACCGAAGGATCCCATTTCCTTGAGACTGATAACCCCATTGATCTCATTTCTCTTAGCCCTAAATTTTCTAATTCTGTACCTAGGGTGGGCATTACTACTCCCGGTGGTAAAATTGTTGATGAAAGGTTTGTCAAAACTCATAACCGTTTTAGATTACATTATGAAAATATTAGGAAAACTTTAGATTACCATAAAGACTACCATTACAAGCCTGTTTGGGATGGTACAGACGAATGTTTAGCTGAGATAGAGGAGTTTAGAGTAAAAATGGATATCCCTAAAGATAAAACCTATGTTATGCCAGCCGGGGATACTCGTGAAACATTAGTTGAAATGTATCCTAAAGTATTTGAAATGGTAGCAGAACATGGTTATAATATGACAGGTAGAGACCATATAATAGCATACGACACAGAAAGAGGAGTATAATGGAAAAGATAATTAGTGAAAAAGAGCTAGATATTAAAATTAAAATTCTAGCTAAAAAAATAAATGATGAACATAGAGGTGATCCTACACCTGTAGTATTAGTTTGTATCTTAAATGGCGGATTTATGTTTTTTAGTGACCTCGTAAAACAAATTACCATTCCAATTGAAATAGATTTTATTCGTTGTAAATCTTATTTAGGTAGAAAACAAGGTGATTTAGTAGTAACTAAAGATTTAGAAACAAAAATTAAAAATAAACATGTTTATCTTGTAGATGATATATTAGATTCAGGTAATACTATGAAAGCAGTTACTAAGTTTCTTTCGGTTAAAGAACCTAAATCAGTTACTCCTGTAGCAGCAATTTATAAAGAAAGTGTGGACTTTAAGAAAGTACTTCATATATTTAAACAAGATACCGATTCATTATTTGATCCATGGTACATAGGGTATGGTATGGATGATGAGAATGGACACAATAGAAATTTAAGCACTATTTATACAATATGATCGCAAAAGCAAGCTACTATAAATTAATACATCAAATGCAAAATAAAGTAATAGACACCCAAAAATTTAACCATAGTTATGATCACGAATTTTCTCCTACAAAAGAATATTTAAAATCAATGCCTGATCTCCAAAATGGAGATACTATTAAAGGGTCTAAAGTTGGGATTGAGCGAGTAGGTATATCTAATTTTAGATTACCACTTAAAATTCAAATGAAAGATGGTAATGTTATGGAAGTTGAAGCTTCTGTAATTGGTACTGTATCCCTTGAAGGTGTAAACAAGGGCATTAACATGTCTCGTATTATTAGAACGTTCTATGAGTATAAAGACGAAACATTTTCACTTGATACACTTGAAAAAGTACTCCTAGGATATAGAGAACGCCTGGGTTCATATGGAGCCCACATCCAAATCAGCTTCAACTACAGATTGTGGCAAGAGTCAATGCGTTCTGTAGATGCTGAAGGTAATAAAAATGGTGGTTGGCAATATTATAAGGTTACACTTGAATCCTTATTAAAAGAAAGTGGTAAATTTAATAAATATATCCATTTTGATTATGTATATTCTTCAACATGCCCTTGCTCTACAGAGCTTGCTTTGCACGCACTTGAAGAAAGAAATCAATATGCAACCCCACACTCACAACGTTCAGTTGCCCGCATTTCGCTTAAACTAAAAGACTTTATTTGGATTGAAGATATCCAAGATATGTGTCTTAAAGCTCTTAAAACCGAAACTCAAGTATTTGTTAAGAGAGAAGATGAGCAAGCATTTGCTGAATTAAACGCTGCAAATACTAAGTTTGTAGAAGATGCTGTTAGATTGTTATTTGAACAGTTTGATGCTGAAGAACGAGTATTAGATTTTAAAATCATTGCTTCACACAATGAAAGTCTTCACTCACACGATGCAATTGCAGTAATTACTAAAGGAATTGAAGGTGGATTTAACAAACATGTTTCCATCGCAGATATGAAATCATTAATATACTAAAAAATAAAAGTTATGGCATATTGGCTAGCAAAAGTAAAAATTGAAGAAGAAACAAATCGTGGTGCCGTTAGATGGACCAACGAACAGTTTATTGTCAACGCTGAAAACGCAACTGACGCAGAAGTAAAATTAACTCAAGAATATTCCAGTTATCCTATGGATTGGCATGTTGATCAGTTAAAGCAAATTAAAATCGTAAAAGTTATTGAGTAATGAGTCAAACATATAGAGATTTAGAAAGAAAAGTCAAAAGTAATGATGTTCCTTTTGTGGATGAGGTAGAGGAATTTAATAAATTAATGAATAAACCCAATAACTATGAACCCACTATTCCAGAAAAGAAAGAATGGCAATTCGTATATGACTTCGTATTGGAAGAACTTGAGGAATATCGAAACGCATGTGAACGAGGTGACATCGTCGAAATTTTGGACGCGCTGTGCGACATTGCTTATGTTTCCTTTGGGAACGGAACTATGCTACATGGTCTTAAGGATAAAATTTGGCCAGCCTATCAAGAAGTTCAAGCCTCAAACTTATCAAAGGCTTGCTCGACTGAGAAAGAAGCTCAAGCAACGATCGCAGTCAGGTCTGCCGAACAAGGGGAGCCGTGCCACTATGAAAAGTGTGGTGATAAATATATTGTTTACAGAACGCGTGACAGAAAAGTTATGAAAAATGTTAACTATTTCCGTCCGGATCTTAAACAATTTTTTAACGAAAAAGAATTAAAAAATGTCAACTCGTGATTATGAAGGGTGGAGACGTTATGGGCAGTGGAAGAAAGAACAATATGAAAATTATCAAAAACAAATGAGTGATAGAGAAATCATGAACGCTAAAAGAGTTCAACCAGTAAAATTAAAAAACATAGATCAGATGCCTGATCAAAAGTGGCACCGTATTATTTCCTTTATTAAATCAGGAATTAGAATCTTAGGTTATGCCCTTATTCCCTTTAACCTAATTACTGCTACAGTAGTTTTAATTGCTAGTGAGGTAGTAGGAATTATAGAAGAATTAGTATGAAAAAGTTTTTATATTTTAGTGCCCCATGGTGTGGGCCCTGTAAACAATTAGGTCCAATTATGGATGAACTTCAAGCAGAAGGATATACAGTCCAAAAAATCGATGTAGATTCTAACCCAGAAATCTGCCAATCGTTTAGTGTCAGAAATGTCCCAACAGTTGTCTTACAAGTAGATAACGTAGAAAAGGGAAGAAAGCTTGGCCTTAACCCAAAGAATACATATATTGACCTATATAATCAGGTTTAATGTATAAAAATTGTTATGTTCAAAGAGGTGATGAGTGGAATCATTACCGAATACACCTATGGACCGATGAAGGTTACACTGAAGAGGAATTCCAAAATTATGGTTATCAAGAATGCTCCGAAGCCCAAGCGACCCATAAGGGCCTAAAGGGAGAAAACTTAAAGAAAGTGTTTAATTGGGATAGAGAAAACCCCCAAATGCACTATTCTGACCATACTAGAGGAAATATCCACACTAAATTTCTTATTGACAAATATGGTGATGATGATACTCCTTCTGTTACCCATAGGGAAGTATTTTTCGATATCGAGATTGAGATGGGTGGTGCTCTTACCCCAGAATATATTAAACAAGCACCTAAGCCTGTTACCTCAATTGCATGGTGGGATCGACAATTAGATGATTGGAAAATTATTATTGTAGATAAAGAAGGAAAACTTGAACAAACAATTGATAAACAAGGAAGAGAAGTAATCCCCGTAAAACGGGAAACAGACTTATTAGACTTATTTATTAGGATGATGGAAGAAATTCAACCAGATATCCTTGTAGGTTATAATAGTGATTATTTTGATATTCCTTACTTATATTATCGAATTAAAAACACAATGGGTGATCGTACAGCAAAACGCCTTTCACCCATTAATATTGTAGAAGAACAAACTTGGAATGAGGATGTACCCATCAAAATAGCAGGAGTTAGTTCTCTTGACTATATGCGTTTACATAAAAAATATAGTTTTAAAGATGAACCATCATTTAAACTAGATGCATTAGGTGAAAAGTATGTAGGTCAGAAAAAAATTGAGTACGAGGGTTCACTTGATAGGTTATTTGCAGAGGATAAGGAAAAGTTTATTGAATATAACTTTGTTGATGTTTTAATACTTAAAAAATTAGACGAAAAATTCCAATATATTAATCTAACTAAAAATCTTGCTCATAAAGGGAAAGTATTATATGAAGAAGTATATCTATCCTCTAAAATCCAAGATGGGGCTATTTCAGGTTGGTTATTATCTCAAAATATTATTCCCCCTAATAAGGATTTAAACCCACTTACAAAGAAAAACTATGCTGGGGGTTATCTATTCTGCCCCAAAACAGGTATTTACAACTATATGTTTGATGAGGACCTTACATCACTGTATCCCTCAATTATTATGTCTCTTAACATTGGTAAAGAAACATACGTTGGTAGAGTATTAGATTTGTATAATGATAGGAATAATAGGTTGGGTTTAAACGATTTAGAAGCTATGGTCGCCCAAGACCCCGAAGCAACTATTCCACTTGAAAATACCGCACGTAACCAACAAAATATGCCCGTTAAAGACATAGTCAATAAAATCAAAACCCATAATCTTGCGGTTACAGCAAATGGTGTTATGTTTAGAACTGATAAAAAATCAGCACTATCTGTTATACTTGATACTTGGTTTGACGAGCGAGTTAGATATAAAAAAGCAATGAAAACTGCTTATAAGAGTGGCAATAAAAAAGAAGGTGAATTGAATCATTTGAAGCAATACACAATGAAAATCTTGCTCAACTCACTTTATGGTGCAACCGCCCTACCAAGTTTTAGGTATGGTAGTGTTATTTTATCTGAAGGTATCACACTTACAGGACAACGTATTATCCAAGAATCGGCTTTATTTGCAAATACACATATGAATAAAGTGCTTCGGGGAGAATTAAAATTAGAATTATAATGGAATTAACACCACAATCTATAAGGAATAATGTTTTTATCGAATTAAATGACGAATACATTAAAAAAGAACATGTAATAGAATTAAGCAAAAGTTGGAATGATAAACAGATTTCTTATTTTCGTAAAATGCTAAAACAAGGGGGTAGTTTAAAAATTAATGGTAATTCTTTTAAAATCACCATTAATGATAGTATAATCTTAAACTCCCGTGGGGAGAAAGATGGTGGTATTATTACCATTCCAGGAATAGATGAAAGATTTTAAGTAAATGAGTAATCAAGAAGAAGTACCATGGTGGATCTGTAAGGAAGAAGATAAAAATTTCTGTACTTATGTAGACACTGATTCAAACTATTTCCATGCTGAACCCCTATTAAGACACCTCTACCCGGATTTTAATGAAATGGATGAGAGTAAACAAGACGATTTACTCGAGAAAATGGCTCTCAAATACCAAGATCTCATTACTGAATACTATGATACACTAGCTAGAGACGCTTTTAATATCCAAAAACATCGTCTTGAAATGAAAACTGAATGTACTATTCGTTCAGGATTTTTCTCAGGTAAGAGACGATACGCCCAATACATTACTAAAAAAGAAGGTATAAAGGTAGAAGATATTGATGTTAAAGGTCTTGATTTTATGAAATCAAATTTCCCACCTCTATTTAAGAAGTTTTTTAATGAAATACTTAATAAAATCCTATTTGGAGCTACTAGAAATTCAATTGACCAAGAAATCCTTGAATTCAAAAACAGTTTAGATGAATTGCCACTTGAAATGTTAGGCAAACCCACAGGAGTTAAAGATATTAAAAAATATATTGAACGTCCTCCGGGTGCAGGGAATATCTTTACAGTACTAAAAACAGGAACCCCAGTTAATGTTAAAGCTGCTGTCCGTTATAATGATTTTCTTAAATTTAAAGGATTAGACAAGCAACATTCCCAAATTGTACAGGGTGATAAAATTAAATGGGTATATTTAAAAGATAACCCTTATAAAATTGATACAATGGGTTTCTTAGACTTTGATTTCCCAGAAGGTATTCGTACATTCGTAGAGACTTATATAGATAGGGATAAAGCATTCGATTCTATTCTAAAAAATAAGTTAGAAACTTTTTATAAAGACTTAAGTTGGGGTAGTTTAACCCTTAACACACATGTAAATACATTTTTTTCATTCTAATGACAGATAAAAGAGTTATAGATCAATTTATTTCAAAGTATCACTTAGGGGGTACTATTGAAAGAGTTAAGTGGGTTTCTGATAAGGAATCCCTTAAAGCAGACTTCATAAATGATTCACAAAACTTAGTAGGTAGTGTAATATCTAAAAACTTTAAATTCCCCGTTGGTGAATTTGGAATTTATAGTACTTCTACTTTAAGTAAAATGTTAGGAATCCTTGAAAATGAAGTTATATTTGAAGTCCAAAAAGAAGGAGGTACACCTGCTAGGTTTAATATAGGTGATACTGCTATGGATATTAAATTTAATCTAGCAGATCCTCAAGTAATCCCCAATGTACCTAACATTAGTAAAACAGAAGGCGACATTCATGTGGAATTAACTGAAGAATTTGCTACACGTTTTATTAAATCTAAAGATGCCGTAGGTGAAGAAGTATTTTATATTTCTACCCAAGATGGGTTTACTTCAAAGGAAATTAAATTCACTATAGGAAATAATACATCTAATTCAGTATCGTTTGCTGCTCTTATAGAAGATAGAAGCCCTGATATAGAATTAGACAGCATTCCCTTTAATGCGGACTTAGTAAAAGAAATATTTAAACACAATAAACGTTTTGAAATTGGTTGGCTAAAAATAAACCCAAAAGGATTAATGACTTTTGTATTTAAATTTGGAGACCTAGAAACTAATTATTATCTTGTAAGAAATCAAAATCAATAAAAATGGAGAATATCCCAATTACACCGTTGGCTGATCGCGTGTTGATCCAACCGATTGAAGCCGAAGAATCAACCTACGGGAACATTGTTGTTCCCGACATGGGTAAGGATCGTCCTGACTTCGGTAATATACTTGCTGTAGGCCCGGGCCGTTATGACAATAATGGTAATCTGGTTCCTGTACGAGTAGAAGTAGGACAAAAAGTTATTATGCCTAAGTACGGGGCAAATACCGTAGAAATAGAAGGCGAAGAGTACGTACTCGCCTCAGAATCAGAAATTTTAGGAATTGTAAATCAATAAAATATGAGTAAAGTTATTAAATTTGGAGAAGACGGTAGAGGTAAAATTCAAACCGGAGTTAATCAACTTGCGGATGCAGTTGCAAGTACACTTGGACCATATGGTCGTAATGTAATTCTTGGAAATACGGTGGGTACTCCCCATTCTACTAAAGATGGTGTTTCCGTAGCTAAAGAAGTTAATCTAGAGGATGCTATTGAAAATACTGGTGCTCAAGTTGTCCGCCAAGCTGCGGTTAAAACAGGTGAACAAGCAGGTGATGGCACCACTACTGCTACTGTACTTGCTAGAGAAATTTACAATCAAGCACTCGATGCGGTAAGTAATCGTTCTAATAATGCTATTGATATTAAAAGAGGCATTGATAAGGCTGTAAAAGATATTGTTGTTGCTTTAAAAGATAAATCACAAGATATTTCTAATGAAGACCAACTTAAACAAGTTGCAACTATCTCATCTAATAATGATACTGAGGTTGGTACTTTAATTGCTGCTGCATTTGACAAAGCTGGTCGTGAGGGTGTTATTACCGTTGAGGAAAGCAAAACCCACGAAACTACACTTGAAGTAGTTGAGGGTATGCAATTTGATCGTGGTTATAAATCACCTTACTTTGTCACAGATAATGGTTCAATGACTTGCCAGCTTGATGAACCTTATATCTTGATGTTTGATGGCAAAATTAGTACTGTAAAAGAACTATTACCAGTACTTGAAGGTGTTAGTCAACAAAATAAATCACTTTTGATCGTTGCAGAAGATATTGATGGTGAAGCACTCGCTGCAATGATTGTTAATAAGATGAGAGGCATCTTAAAGTGTGCTGCTGTTAAAGCCCCCGATTTTGGAGAACGCCGTACAATGGTTCTCGAAGATATGGCTGCACTCACTGGTGGTACTGTCATTTCAAAACAAAAGGGTATGAAGCTTGATAAAGTTACATTCGATATGCTTGGTAATGCTCGTGGTGTTACTATTACTAAAGAAAACACTACAATTGTTGATGGCGCTGGTGATGAAGAAGCAATTGGTGCACGTCTTGAAGAAATCAAAGATCAAATCGATAGAGCAGAAAGCAATTATGCTCGTGAACAACTCCAACAACGCCTTGGTAAACTAGCAGGTGGTGTTGCAGTAATCAACGTTGGTGGTCATACTGAAACTGAAATGAAAGAACGTAAAGACCGAGTTGACGATGCAGTTCACGCGGTACAAGCCGCAATTGAAGAAGGTATCTTACCTGGTGGAGGACATGCTCTACTATGTGTTTCATATACAATTGAAAATGATACTCTTAATGTAGCTCAAGAAATTGGTTATGAAATCGTTAGAAAAGCCGCCCGTAAACCATTTTACCAAATTCTCTCTAATGCGGGTTATAATCAAGAAGATTATCTAGGATTGGGCCTTGACCTTAAAGATAACTTTGAAATCGGATGGAATCTTACCACTGAAAATAAAGTTAATATGTTAAGTGAAGGTATTATTGATCCTACTAAAGTTACACGTTGTGCCATTGAAAACGCAGCATCAGCAGCCGGAACACTATTAACCACAGAATGTATAATTGTTGATAAACCCGAAGAAAAAAATACTAACACTGAACAACCAATGTTCTAATGGATTTATTTGTAGAAAAATATAGACCACAAGATCTAAATGGGTTTGTAGGAGATGATACTATTCGCCTTAAAATTCAAGAATATCTTAAAACTGGTAAACTACAAAATCTACTATTGTTTGGACCAGCGGGGACAGGAAAAACCTCGCTGGCTAAACTAATAGTGGGGCAGTTGGGTGCTGATCATCTTTATATTAATGCTTCAGACGAAAGAGGTATTGATACAATTAGAGATAAAATCATCCCATTTGCTTCTAGTATTGGTTTTAATGGATTAAAAGTAGTTATATTAGATGAATCAGATTATCTTACAGCGCAAGCTCAAGCAACTCTACGAAACGTTATGGAAAGTTTCAGCGCATCCTGTAGGTTCATACTTACTTGTAATTATCTTGATCGCATTATTAGCCCCCTTCAGTCTCGTTGTATGGCTTTTGGGATTACCCCACCTTCTAAAAAAGAAGTTGGCCAACATCTTTTAGGCATTTGTGACAAAGAAGAAATTACATATGCTAAAGAAGATTTAGGCCAGGTAATTCTTACCCACTACCCTGACATTAGAAAAATCCTTAATACCCTACAGGGTAGTCTAAAGGATAACCAATTAGTACTAGATACTAAATCCCTTAAAAATACTGACTTCGAAAATAAGGTAGTAGAGGGATTAAAAAATAAAACTAAAATCAACAATATTAGACAAATTATAGCTGATAGTGGAGCTACACAGTTTGAATCACTATTTAGGTGTTTATATGATAATGTTGAAGAATATACTACAAACGTAGGTGATGCAATAATTATAATAGCTCAATATCAATATGAGTATGGGTTTGTAGTAGATAAAGAAATTTGTGTCGCCGCAATGTTAAATAAATTATTAAAGTTATGAGTGTAAATTCAACACAACAAAATTACGATCAATTTCAAGATTGGTACAAGTGGTTTAATAAAAAATATAATAGATTCCACAAGCTTAGATTTAAAAAGCCCACTAAGAAAAATTATCACCAAAAATGATGAATCCACAACAACAACAACAATTTAATATTGATTTTAGTCAAACTACCCCAGTAGTTTGTGACGAATGTGGTCATGAACATTTTGTTCAAGTTAACATGATGAGAAAATTATCTCCTATGTTATCCCCCACAGGTCAACCAGCATTAATTCCTATTCCTGTATTTGCATGTGCAAAATGCAGCCATGTAAACGAAGAATTTATGCCTAATGACACCCTTTGATTTTTTAAAACTAGTACATAATAAAAGTACTAAGTGGGAAAATTTTAATGAGGATGAACAAAAAGCCTATAATACATTTATTATAAATAAAGCTTTGAGTTTTAATTCTAATTATCTAGATGTTGTGAACAAAATCCAACATTTCACCCCAACTCCTAAAGAATCATTTAAATATTTACAATCTATGACTAGTAATAAATTTAGATATAATAAATGGATTAAGGGAGGTAAAAGCACTAAGTTTAACCTTAATTTGATTGAAACCATAAGTACTCATTTAGAATGCTCCCAAAAACAGGCTGAAGAATATTTATATATCCTTGAAAAAAAGGAAATTAAAAATATGCTAAAACACATAGGGATTCAAGAGTCTGAAATTAAAAAACTAATGAAAAAATGATCAATTTTAGCGAAGAAGATGATGCCGCCGTAAAATGGTGTGAAGAAAAATATCCTGAACTAACTCAGGAATATAAAAAAATCATGATGGAACAGTATGTTCTATTTTGTAAAAAACATCGCAATTATGGTACTTCAAATGTAAATGTAGGAACTAACCTTGAAACAGATGTTGACATTAAATTAGCTCTTACAGGGTTATGGTTTAGGATTAATGATAAAATTAATCGCCTTAAAAATTTGGTTGTGTTAGGAGAACCTGATACAGTAGGGGAGCCTATAGAAGATACCCTTAAGGACCTAAGTGTGTACGGAATCATAGGTCAAATCGTACAACAAGGTAAATTTAAATGATTATTGAAAATATTCAAAGCACAGTAGTCCCTAAAATGGATTACGAAAAATATAGGATGGTTTCCTATACACAACTTTCTTTATGGTTGGAATGTCCCCATAAATGGAAGTTAATGTATATTGATAAACTTAAACAGCCCCCTAATATTCACTTAGCATTTGGTTCGGCAATGCATGAATCACTCCAAGAATATTTTGAGTTAATGTATAATAAGTCTATTAAACAAGCAGATGATTTTAATATCCATGAGGATTTCCAACAGCGTTTTATGAAAATGTATCGTGACTATAAGGAACAGATTGGTGAAAATTTTTCTACCAAAAAGGAAATTATGGAATTTGTAAATGATGGACTAAACATTATTGATTTCTTTTTGCAAAGGCGCCAAATGTATTTTTCTAAAAGAGGAACTCGATTGCTAGGAATTGAAATGCCTATTTTAACTCCTCCCCATAAAGAACACCCTAATATTATGCTTTATGGTAAACTAGATTTAGTTTTTTATGATGAAGATTTACAAAAAGTAACTATTTGGGATATTAAAACATCTACTAGAGGATGGGGGAAGTGGGATAAAGAAAATAAAATCAAAATGGCCCAAATGGTTCTTTATAAAAAATATTTCGCTGAACAATATAATGTTCCAGTTGATTCTATCGATTGTAAATATTTTATTGTAAAACGTAAGGTACCAAAAGACCCAAAATACCCAGCAATGGCTTCGCGTATTCAAACATACGAGCCATCATCGGGTAAGACAACAATGAATCGTGTATCTAAACATCTTTATGAATTTATTGACGATTGTTTTAAGGACGATATGTATCAGATGAAGGACTACACTAAAAACCCATCAGATAAAAATTGCAGGTGGTGTCCTTTTAAAGATAAACCCGAACTCTGTGATAAAGAACATTCAAGCTAGGATATTTCCTTTTATAATTGCCTTATCAGCACTTTCTGTTTCAGCATCAGCTGCTTTCTACTCTGTTAGTGGATTAAGTAAACTATTTGCTGGAGCAGCATTTGCTGTTATTATAATGGCTGCTTCACTTGAAGTAGCTAAGCTAGTAATTGCTTCTTTACTTTATCAATATAGGGAGAAATTACCTCGTCTACTTAAATATTATTTATCGATAGCCTGCTTTATACTAATTTTAATTACAAGTATGGGTATTTATGGCTTTTTATCCGCTGCTTACCAGGAAACAGCAGCATTAGCAGGAAATGTAGACGCTCAAATATCATTAGTAGAAACTAAACGTGATAATGTAAAAGAACAACTCACGATATATAATGCAGAAAAAGAAAGCATTAACGAGGCGGTGAGAGACTTAAGGTCTGGCTTATCTAACAATGTAATACAGTATACTGACACATTAGGTAATGTTATTACAACAACCTCTTCATCTACTAGGAGAGCCCTAGAAAAACAACTTGACCAAGCAATTGAGCGTCAAACTGAAATCAATACCAGAGTAGACGACTTAAACCAACAATTATTTGAATATGAAACAGAAATAGTTGAGGTAACTAGCAACGCTAATGTTACGGGTGAATTAGGTCCTCTTAAGTATTTATCTGGCTTAACAGGTAAACCTATGGATCAGATTATAAACTGGTTATTATTAACTATTATATTTGTATTTGATCCTTTAGCTATTGCTCTTGTAATTGCTGCAAATTTTGCTTTTGCCCAACTAAAAACTAAAGATAATAAAAAATCTGAAGTTAAAATAATAGAAAAAATAGTAGAAGTACCTATTGAAAAAGTTATTTATAAAGATAACCCTATACTAAATCACCCTAGGATACAAGAAGCAATAAGACATGCTAAAAGGGCAGGGGAATTATAATTTACGTATATGTATAGATAAACATATACAACATGGCTTTAAAATTAACATCTGTAAAATTAGAAGAACGTTTATTTGAAGATTTCAAAGTAGCTTCAATTAGACAAAAATTTAATCTTCAAAAATTAGTTAATAGAACTATACATCTCTATTTAACTGATGAGGAGTTTGCAAAACAACTTCATACACATACCGATCTGACTGTTAGTGGCAGCGGATTATAAACAATAAAAGGTTTTATTTAATGAAAAAAGGTTATATTCCTAAAGAGGAAAGGAAAAAAATCCTCTTATTATGCGATGATATTCGCCTCCATAGTGGTATTGCTACTATGGCTAAAGAAATAGTATTAAATACGGCTCACCATTTTAATTGGATAAATTTAGGAGCAGCTATTAAACATCCGGAAATTGGTAAAGCATTTGATTTAAGTCAACAAATAAATGAAATTGCAAAAATCCCAGATGCAGACGTAAAAGTTATTCCTTTTGATGGTTATGGGAATGATCAAATTATCCGTCAGTTAATTAATCAAGAGAAACCAGATGCAATACTTCATTTTACTGATCCACGTTATTGGACTTGGCTATACAGAATGGAAAAAGAAATTAGAACTAAAATCCCTATGGTTTTTTATACTATTTGGGATGATTTACCATACCCAATGTGGAATAGAGATTTTTACCGTTCAGATGATCTTCTTCTTTGTATTTCAAAACAAACTGAAAATTTAGTTAAAAATGTACTTAAAGATTACCCAAAAGAAGATTGGCAAGTACAATATATCCCACATGGTATAGATAAAAATAAATTTTTCCCTATAGCTAATGATCTTGAATTTGACGTATTTAAAGATAAGTTTTATGAAGGTAAGGAATATGATTTTGTAGTATTTTGGAACAATAGAAATATTCGTCGCAAAAACCCAGGTGATGTAATTACTGCTTGGAGAGTATTTACAGACCAACTTACCCCAGAACAAGCTGAACGTTGTTTACTTATTATGCACACTGATAAAGTAGATCCTAATGGTACTGATATACCTGCAGTTATTGAACACATGTGTGATCCTATAAAAGCTAAAGTTAAGTTCACACATGGTAAGTGTGATGAAAAAATCCTTAATTACTATTATAATTTAGCAGACGCTCAATTTATGATGACTGATAATGAGGGTTGGGGTTTATCACTCACAGAAGGTATTATGGCGGGTAATATGGCAATTGCCCCTGTTCAGGGAGGTATGCAGGATCAAATGCGTTTTGAAGATGAAAACGGTGATTGGATTAATTTCACTACTAAGTTTCCTACTAATAGTAATGGTAAATATGAAAAATGTGGTGAGTGGGCTATTCCAATGTGGCCTAAAACACGTTCATTAAAAGGATCCCCACAAACCCCATATATTTACGCATCCCAAGTAGATATTGAAGACGCGGGTTTAGCACTCTTGAAGTGTTATAATCTTGGCAGAGATGAGATTAGTAAAAGGGGCCTTAAAGGTAGAGAATGGTTAATATCTAATGAGGCTAAAATGACTTCTAAAGACATGGGAGAAAATTTTATAACTCACCTTGATATTTTATTTAAAAACTGGGAACCTGTAGATAGATTTACTATAGAAAAAGTAGATGAAGGGTATACTACATTTAATCCTAATCCAGTACAATATACCCCTAAATTTAAACAAAAATTAAAAGAAATTTTAACATGAAGCCAACTTGTATAGTTAGTTGTCCAATAGATACCTTTAGTGGATATGGACATCGTTCACGTGATTTTGTTCGATCACTTATAGAAGCCAAAAGTAATGATTGGGATATTAAAATTATGCCTCAAAAATGGGGAAATACCCCATGGGGGTTTTTAGAAGAAACTGATCCTTTAAAACAGTATTATCTTACTCCTGGAGAACACCCCCAACCCGAGGTATGGATGCAAATTACAATCCCTAATGAATTTCAAAAACAGGGAAAATACAATATAGGCATAACCGCTGGCATTGAATCTACATGCCCCCCTCCAGACTTTATAGAAGGAATGAATAGAATGGATTTAAATTTAGTATCATCTAATTTTACTAAAAATACATTTCAATCCATTAATATTACCCAAAATGATAAGCAGGGGAACCCGGTTAAAGAGGTAAAACTAGAAAAACCTATTGAAGTTTTACTTGAAGGTTTAGATACAGGAGTTTATTTTAAAGAACCTAATAAATCAGGACTATTAAATAATATTGATGAAAGTTTTTGTTTTTTATTTACAGGCCACTGGTTACCTGGTAATTTTGGGGAAGATAGAAAAGATGTAGCTACCTTAATTAAAACATTCCTAAAAACATTTAACCAAAGAGGATCTAAACCAGCATTACTTTTAAAAACTAATAAAGTAGATTATAGTCTTTTGGATAAAGAAGAAATTCTTAAAAGTATAAGGGAAATTAGAAATCAATTTGAATATAAAAATAATCTTCCTAATATTTACATTCTCCATGGCGAATTTACTAATGAAGAGTTAAATAAAATTAACAATGACCCTAAAGTTAAAGCATTTGTTTCTTTTACTAAAGGTGAAGGTTTTGGTCGTCCATTACTTGAACAAGCAATTACGGGTAAACCTGTAATTACAACTAACTGGAGTGGTCATACTGATTTTATTCGCCCTGAATATAATGTATTGCTTGGGGGCGAATTAAAAAATATTCATAAATCGGCTGCTAATAATTGGCTATTAGAACAAGCCCAATGGTTTGATGTTAATGAAGAAATAGCTTCTAAAGCTATGAAAAATGTTTATAAAAATTATAAAAAGTATATTGAGCAAAGTAGAAAACAAACTAAATGGTTAAAAGAAAACTTTAGTCAAAATAAAATGACTGAAACATTAAAACAGTATATGGATAAAGTAGGTATAGTATCTAATGTTCCTTTACAATTACCACAGTTAAAGAAATTAAATAGTTCTCCTACAAATACTGAACCCCCAAAACTTAAACTCCCTCAACTTAAAAAAATACCAGTATGACAACAGAATTAATAAAATGTCCTTGTTGTAATTCAGATGCTTGTTCCGTAACCACGAATAATGATGTTAAAATTTACTTATGTTGGACGTGTGGGATGACTACAACTAGTGAGTTAATTGATGGTAGTAATTTTGAAAAAGAAAATTATGAACACACTGCAGAATTAATTAAAGATTTAAAACAAGTACATGATAATTTAGCTTGGTACCCTAAAGTCATTAACTTACAAGAAAACGGAATGGTATTCCCTGAATGGAATAAACGAGTTAAAGATTGGTATTGGGCAGCTGTTAAAGCAATTCCTGTAACAGAGAAAGAAAAAGAAAAATACCCTGACCCTAATAATCCTGGTGAATTTTATAAATTTAAAACTGACATTAAAAATATAAAACGTTATGACAAGTTATGTTTTATGGATGCCGCTGAAGAAATAGGAATGTTTGAACCATGAAAATAAGTTACGCAATACCGGTCCACAATGAGTATAAAGAAATAGATAGATTACTTGAACATCTTCTTAAATATAAAAGAAAAGAAGACGAAATCGTAGTACAATGTGATCAAGGCAATACTACAGGAAATGTATATAAAGTATTAAATAAATACGAAAAGCAAATTCATATAATTGAATTTCCCCTAAATAGAGATTTTGCAAATTTTAAAAATAATCTAAAAAATAATTGTGAAGGAGATTGGATTTTTCAAATTGATGCTGATGAAATACCTGATGAATATTTAATTTCTACTTTACATGCTATTTTAAAAGAAAACCCAACTACTGAAGTATTTTGGGTTCCTAGGATTAATACAGTACATGGTATAACAAAAGAACATATCCAAAAATGGAGGTGGATTGTAGACCACGATGGAAGAGTTAATTTTCCTGATTACCAATGTAGAATCCTCCAAAATACTCCTAAGATACAATGGGTTAGTAAAGTCCATGAAGTATTACATGGACATAGTAGCCAAACTAAGTTACCCCAAAACGATGAATTTTGTCTTATTCATCCTAAATCTATTGAAAGGCAAGAACACCAGAATAAACTATATAGTGCAATATGATTTTTTGGAGAATATTTAACAATACTTTATACCCCGTAAAAGAAGTAGAAAAGTTAGGATTTGAAAAATCTGAAGGATTAAGAATCCCTGATGAATATTTAGAATCTCGTAATTTTACTGTTTTAAGGACTATAAAAGGTATAGGTGATTGGGGTATTATTTCTGCTATGCCTCGACTGTTAAAAACTAAATATCCTGATTGTAAAGTATTTATACCTTCTAATAAACTTTTTAAAAAATTATTTGATATAGATACTAATATAATGTATGATATTTTTTCAAATAATCCCTACGTAGATGGATTTTCGGATGAAATACAAGGAGAAATATTTCATGATCATTACCGAATATATGATAATGATAACCCTAATATTCCCTTATTAGAACAAATGTTAAAATTTTGGCAATTTGAGGAACATGAATATCAAGATTCACAACCTGAACTTTATTGGTCGGACGAAGAAAAACAGTTAGGAGATGCTATTATTGAAAAGTACACAAAGAATCAAGAATTTGGTGCATTACTTATATCGGAAAGATTTGGCACACAATTTGGAAAATACGATGAAGTTAGTTATATTAATGATTATAAAAAAATAAATAATTTATTAGACAAATTTCAATTACCCTATTTTTATTGGACTTACAAACCTTTAGCATCATTTAATTTTAACACTGTAGATCCTATTTTAGATATGCACAATATGGATTTAAGACTACAATTATACATTAAATCTAAAGCCAAAGTAAATATTAGTAACCAATGTGGTACAAACCATTGTGTAGTTAGATATTCAGACGTTTATGAGGTTAAAAGACAATCTATACTAGGATTAAATTTTGTAAAAGGAGAAAATTACATATGAACAAAAAAGTAATATACACATCTATATTCGGTAATTATGATACGTTACCTGATATAACCTATTACCCCCCAGGTTTTGATTTTATATGCTTTACGGATTCTGATATACAAGCATTAGGGTGGAAGGTAATTAAAGTTCTTCCTCTATATAATGATAATACAAGGAATGCTAAGAAATATAAGATATTACCTCATAGATATTTAAAAGATTATGAAATAAGTATTTATATTGACGGTAATTTTTCTGTTACTAAGGATATTAATAAATTAATTGATTTATATTTAATAGATGCAAATGCCGCTTTTCATAATCACTCTAAAACTGCATTAGATCCTCGAAATTGTATATATCAGGAAGCTAATATTATACTATCATTTGGTAAAAGAAATATGCAACTTTGGCCTGAAAGAGGTATGTTAAACTATAAAGATAACCCTGAAACTATAATAAAACAGGTCCAAAAATATCAAAGTGAAGGATATCCTCAAAATAATGGTTTAATAAAAGGTGGTATTATTTTACGTAGACATAATGAAAAGGAATGTATAACTGCAATGGAAAATTGGTGGTCCGAAATAAAATATCATAGTAAACGAGATCAATTAAGTTTTAATTATGTTGCATGGAAAACTAATTTTAAATTTAATTATATGCCCCACGACATCCGCAATAGCGAATATTTTTCATATAATAAACATAACCACCAAAAATGATCGAATTAGATAAAATAGTAAAATGGGCTAAAAATAATAATTTAGTTTATAAATTAAATCCTAATTATTCTTCTTCTCACTTAATAAAATCACCTTGGAATATTAAAGAATCAACTTCTTATAATATTTCATTTATAACCCAAGGATGGGTAAGTAATAATGCTGGAGTTGTATTTGCCTCAGAAACCCCTGAACATATTGACTCATTATTAGTTATAATCACAACCAGCCCAAAATACCATTTTATAAAGTGCATCAATGAATTTTTTAAACCTAATAAATGTGTAGTAACTAAAGGTAAGAATGTTCAAATAGGTCAAAATTGTTCTATAGGGAACGATGGTTTTCAGTATGTGCATGGACCTAAAGGTGATATAGTAAAATTCCCTCACTTTGGAAACATTATTATAGAAGATAATGTAGAAATTGCTAATAATGTATGCATTGATAGGGGTGCTTTAAGTAATACTATAATCCGTAAAGGAGTAAAAATAGATAATTTAGTACACATTGCACACAATGTAGAAATAGGAGAAAACACTATGGTAGTAGCATTAGCCATGATTGCGGGAAGTGTTAAAATTGGAAAAAATTGTTGGATTTCTCCTTCTAGTAGCATTAGAGAACAGCTTACTATTGGGGATAATGTTTTAATAGGATTAGGGGCAGTTGTAATAAAAGATGTTGAATCAAATTCTGTTATGGTAGGTAATCCTGCCAAGCTATTAAGAAAACAATAATATAAAAGATGGAAAATATAGTTTTTATACCTTATATAAAAAGAAATAAATCATTAGGAAATTCTGGTGTAGCTAAACCCCGGTGGGATACTGGATATGATTATGGGATAGATTCATGGAAAAAATGGTCTAACAAAAATAATTGTAAACTTATAATTATGGACGAATTAATGCTCCCCGAAGAGGAAATGTTAATTACGTGGCAAAGGTGGAATGTTTTAAACATATTAGAGCATAACAATGTTGATTATAATCAGGTTTTAGTAGTAGATGCTGACAGTATTGTACATCCAGATTGTCCCAATTTTTTTGAATTAACTGATAATAAGTTTACTTCTCAAATTACTGACGGGTGTTATGAATGGGTTAACAGAGCTATCCGAGGTTACTCACAAACATTTTTTAATAAAAAAAATTGTCTTAAACCTTATGAATTTTTCCAAACAGGTTTTGTTATTTGTAATAAAACCCATAAGGAATTTTTTGATAAAGTATTTAAATTTTATTGGGAAAATAAGAATAACATAATTAAATCATATGATACTTTAAAAACAGGTAGTGATATAGCTCTTTTAAATTGCCTTAGAAAGGAGTATAATATTGAACTAAATATTTTGCCTAGAGAGTATAGCATTATGGATGTAACTAGGAAAAATTTATTATATTATGATAATAGACAATGGTGGGAAGATAGTTTAGAAAATTTAATAAATTCTGGTTGGATATACCAGTTTACTTCTATACCCGAAAATTCTTTAAATAGAGACCGAAAATATTGGATGGAAAGAATACATAAAGAACTAAGTATATGAAAAAGATTATAGGTTTTACTAGTGGATATTTTGATATCATGCACCCAGGACATGTTATGATGCTACAAGAATGTAAAAGATATTGTGACTACTTAATAGTAGCTGTAAATGAATATAAAAATAAAACCCCCCAACCTGATGGGAGATTTAAAAACGAACCCATATGGAATCCTAATGAGAGATTATTGATGGTTTCATCTTGTAAATATGTGGATGAAGCTTTTTTGTATGATGGAGAACAGGAGTTATATAATTATTTAAAACATAATTTAGAAAGATTAGATGTTAGAATGGTAGGAGAAGACCATAAAGGTAAACCTTTTACTGGTAATGATCTAGATTTACCTATTATATTCAATAGTAGAAACCATAATTACAGTACTACTAACACTATTAAATTAATAATAGAAAAAAGAAAGTAATGAAAATTGAATTTATATTTTCGGAATTTGGGCCAAGAACCCAAGCCAATCAACAATGGGTTAATTCCATCCCCAGGTTAGATCCTACATATAGTTCTGTAAAAACTTACTTCCCCGAAGCTAACTTAGTTCTATATACAGATAGACCAGAAATTAAAAACGATTATAAAGATATTGAAGTAAGATTAATTGACGTAGATAAAAGTCCTTTTAATAAAAAAAATCACAGATGGGGATGGCATTGTTGTGACTATTACCAAGTACTAGGATTATTAAATTCAAAAGCAGATATAGCAATTTCTTGTGATTCTGATCTAATGTTTATCTCTGATCAAGTAAAAACGTTAATCCCTATAATTGAAAAATTTGGAATATGTGTACCTACAAATGAAAGACAACTAGTTAAAGTTGATGGCATACATACTAGGGGAAATGATGGAGATTATTACCTTGATGAAGATCAAAGTATGGGTAATCTATTAACATATGACTTATGGTGGGCTGGATTTAATACTAAAGATAACCGAGCTAGAAAGTATTTAGAAGAATTTTGTAATCTTATGAAAACCAACCCTAAAAGAGCCCCATTACAAATGACTCGAGCTGCATGGAATACAGGTATTTATCCATATTCAACCCCCCAACAGTGGGGTGTGGGTTCGGGTTATATTGGTTGTGGTAATGAAATTATATTACATGTAGGTCATAAAAATGTACAAGATTTTTATTTAGAAAAAAGTATATGATTAAATTAATTATTTTTGACCTAGATGGTGTTTTAGTTGAAGCTAAACAAATCCATTATGATGCTTTAAATCAAGCTTTAGGGGAAAAATATGCTATAAGTTGGGATGAACATTTATCCACCTATGATGGTTTAAAAACTAACCAAAAATTGGATATGCTTACACAACATAAAGGACTTCCTATAAGAGAACATTCTAGTATTTGGGCTAAAAAACAACAATTAACTTTAAAAGCCCTTAGTAATCTACAACCTAATTCTACTATTAAAAATACCCTTAGTAAATTAAGTAAAGAAGGGTATAAAATAGCGTGTTGTAGTAATTCTATTAGAAAAAGTGTATTAACTATGTTATCTAAATTAGATTTAATTGAGTATATGGATTTAATTTTATCTAATGAAGATGTTAAAAATAGTAAACCCCATCCTGAAATATATTGGAAAGCTATTTCTATGATGAAATGTTTACCAGAAGAAGTTTTAATTATAGAAGATTCTCCCTATGGCCTTTTAGCGGCTAATAGGAGCAAAAGCAATATTATGAGAGTTGGTTCCCCTTCAGATGTTACATACAATAACATTAGCAAATATTTAAAATCTAATAAAATGAACTTAACCCCTAAATGGAAAAATGACAAATTAAATGTTCTTATCCCTATGGCGGGTGCTGGGAGTAGATTTGAAGCCGCGGGTTATACTTTCCCTAAACCCTTAATTGAGGTTAAGAAAAAACCCATGATTCAGGTTGTAATAGAAAACCTTAATATAGATGCTAACTATATTTATGTTGTCCAAAAATCACATAGAGAAAAATATAATTTAGATACTCTTCTAGGATTACTAACCCCTGGATGTAAAATAGTAGAAGTAGATAGAATTACTGAAGGAGCAGCCTGCACAGCTTTATTAGCTAAGGAATATATTGATAATAATAATCCTTTATTTTTTGCTAACTCAGATCAATTTGTAGAATGGGATTCAAATGAGTTTATGTATAAAATGCAAGAAACAAATGCTGATGGGGGTATTGTAACATTTAATGCTACCCACCCAAAATGGAGCTTTGCCAAAGTAAACGAACAGGGATTAGTTACTGAAGTAGCAGAAAAAAACCCCATCTCAGATATTGCTACTGTAGGATATTACTATTGGAAAAAAGGCTCTGATTTTGTAAAGTACGCAGAAGATATGATTAAGAAAGACATTAGAGTAAATAATGAATTCTATGTTTGCCCCGTATTTAATCAAGCTATAGATAATGGATCACATATTAGAACATTTAATGTTAGTGGAATGTGGGGTTTAGGTACTCCTGAAGATTTAAATTATTTTCTAGAAAATTATAAATGAAACTAATTTCACATAGAGGTAATACGACAGGCCCCAATCCCCAACAAGAAAATCACCCTAATTATATTATAAACACTTTACATCAGGGGTATGATGTTGAAATAGATGTATGGTATAGTAAAAATAAGTTTATGCTAGGACATGATAACCCCCAATATAAATTTCCTTTTAACCTATTATTAAACTTTTATACAAAATTATGGATACATTGTAAAAATATTGAAGCCTTAATTAAATTTAAAAATACAGATACTTTATCGAATCGATTAAATTATTTTTGGCACGAAAAAGATACAGTTACTTTAACGAGTAAAAATTACATATGGGCATATCCCGGAAACCAACCTATAACTAATAGTATAGCAGTTATGCCTGAAATAAATAATGATAACACATCTCAATGCATAGGAATATGTAGTGATTATATAAAAAATTATAAAAAATGAAAATAGCATTATGCATCTCTGGACAACCCCGGAATACAAATAGAGGTATCCCTAATATATTAAAACATTTAAACTTTGATTTTGATGTATTTCAACATGCTTGGTGGGATAGTAATTCTTCTGAAGAACTTTTTACAAAATCTAATGCTGCTAAGTTAAACGATATTGTAAGCGAACCTGTACATAACGATTGGATTACTTCAATGTACCAAAATTTTAATATTAAAAAGTTATTTCTAGAAACTCAGGTCCCTTTTAAAGTATCTAATTTATTAGAAGAAAGAAAAGCTTATTTCGCTAACGCTTTTAATATATATAGTAGTTTATATAGTATCTATATGTGTAATAAGTTAAAAAAAGAATATGAAAAACAAAATAATTTTAAGTATGACCTGGTAATAAGAACCCGATTAGATTTTGGGTTTAGTGAAATCTTAGATGTACAAAAATACAATGATGGTCTAATACACGTGCCCAATGATTTTGGTTCCCATCGTTATGGTTTTAATGACCAATTTGCTATTGGCCCTAGTTCTAAAATGGATATATATGCAGATGCTTTTAATAATGTAGAAACCATCCTAAATTCAGGATATAATGATCCAATGGGTCATGAACAAATAATTCAAAAACATTTAGAAAATAATAATATAGAATTTATTTCAGAGGATTTTAAAAACTTTTTATGGAGACATGAAGGTAGTAGATCCCGTATTCATTCTATAGAAGGATAATAAAAATAATGAAAATAATAGGATTACACGGAGGACATGACGCGGCCTATGCTATTTTAGAAAATGGTATACCCGTAAAACACAATGAATTAGAAAGATTTAATAGAGAAAAAGGATGTAGGGGAGATACACTTAAACTTTTTCTAGACAATGAACTTACAGAAAACATATCTTATATTACTACTAATAGCACAGGTAAGTGGAAACAGTATTTTAATTATACCCAACAAGGTTTTTTAGATAAATTTCCTTCTTCTAAATTATATATTGCTAATCACCATCAATCACATGCTGCTAACGCTTTTTTTACTAGCCCTTTTGAAGAAGCCTTAGTAGTAACTATAGATGGGGGAGGAGCAGATTATGAAAATGGAAAAGAAAACACATGGGGGGATTTAGATACTTATTTAGGTCCTGGGGGTATTATAACAGCTACTACCTTTTGGAGTGGAAAAGGAAATAAAATAACTCCAATAAATATGATTAGTAAAGGAGAGCTTAATATAGGGTTATATTGGGATATATGTACCTATAATATATTTGGCCTTAATAGAAATCCAGTTAAAAGAGGAGAAGAAGGGACAGTTATGGGGATGGCGGCCTTTGGAAATCCTGATAAATATTTAAAATATTTTAAAAATTTAGGAAATGCCCGACTTGCTAAGGATTGGGGTCCCTATGAAATAGATTTCCTAAAAGCAGAAGCATTAAAGAGTGAACAAAATAAATTTGACATAGCAGCCTCATTACAAAAAGAAACAGAAACTGTTATAAAGAATTTACTAGATCCATATGTAAAAAAATATAACCCTAAAAATATATGTCTTTCAGGTGGAGTTAGTTTAAATTGTGTTATGACAGGAAAAATGTTAGAGTGGTATCCTGACATTGAAATATTTTGTGACCCGGTTCCCCATGATGCTGGTTTAACTCTAGGTTCTTGTAGATATGTCTGGCATCAATTACTTAATAATCCTAGAGTATATAATAACCCTAGAAACCATAGTCCCTATTTAGGGAAAATCTATGATAAAAAAGATGTTTTATCTTCTATAAATAAAGTCTTAGATAAAATAGAGTACAAAGAAGTTAATGATGATTATGTAGTAAATTTACTCACAGAAAATGATAATGTTATTTCTTTATTTGGGGGAGGGTCTGAATCAGGTAGAAGAGCTTTAGGAAATAGGAGTATAGTTGCGGATCCTAGAAGCCCTAATATGAAAGATATTATTAATAAAAAAGTAAAACACAGACAATGGTTTAGACCGTTTGCCCCCTCAATTTTAGAAGAAGAAACTAAAAATTGGTTTACCCACGATGTCAAAAGCCCCTATATGAGTTTTGCTATACCATTTAAACAAGAAAAACTATCTCAAGTCCCCGCAGTAGTTCATAATGATGGCACCGCCAGACTACAAACAGTATCTGAACGTGATAATAAGTGGTATCATAGCTTTATTAAAAAATTCCAAACTAAAACAGGAATCCCTATTATATTAAATACTAGTTTTAACGATAGAGAACCTATTGTAGAAACCCCGGAACACGCTATTAATTGTTTTTTAAGAACAGACATAGACTACCTATATTTTAGGGATTGTAATATATTATTAAATAAAAAACAATGAGAAAATTAGCATTTATATCTGAACCTCGAAAACATAAAGCTTTAAAATTTGTATTAGAAAATTTTCTTACTATTTTGCCTAAAGATTGGAATATTCAAATTAATCATGGGCTAAATAATTTAGAATACATAAAGGAAGTAATTAATAATAGTAAAATTATTTCTAGTGCTAATTTAGAAAATCGAATTATTTTACATAATTTAAATATTAGTAATTTATCTCATAAAGAAGAAAGTGACTTATTAAGGACAGTTGAGTTTTATAATGATTTAAAAGGGGATATTTTATTAAAATTTGAATGTGATACTATTTTATGTCCTAATTCTAAATATAAAATAGATGATTTTTTACAATTTAAATATATAGGGGGCTATTGGGGAAATAAACTTTATCCTTTAGATAAACCTTATCCCACTTTAAAACCTGGTGGGGCATACGCAGCCGCTTATGGAGGTCCCCAAACACTACCCCTAAATGGAGGATTATCTCTTAGGCATAAAGATACAATGATTAATATTATTCAAACATATTTAAAAGAGTATAAGGAGTCTGAAAAAACATACTCTGAAGATTATTTTTTTACCGAATATATGGGCAATAGACCCCTAAGTAAGGAAGTAATATCTTTTTCAATAGATAATGGATACATTGCTCCTTTAAATGGTGAATCTCCCTTTGGGTTACATAAACCCTGGGCAGATAAAGGTAACGCTTATGCTTCTATTAAATGGGCATGCCCGGAAGTAGTTACTTTAGAATCACTTCAACAAGTTATTTAAAAAATTAAACACATGAAAAAACAGTTTTTAAATTTAGGAAAACAACCTATAGCAAATAGATTTATATATAAGGATCAAATAGAAAACGAATTTCTTTTTGACTTAAAAGTAGCTTTTGATGAGGAAACTAAACTTGTAACTCAAGTAGAATATGTAGATCCTCCTTTAATGTTTAATAAAAATTACACTTATAGGGGTTCTATGTCTAATACCATGCAAAAACATTTTAAAAAACTAAGTAACTCCCTAAATACAAATCCTAATTTTAAAATATTAGAAATAGGGAGTAATGATGGTGTTTTTATAAAAAATTGGCCAACTAGTCAGGCAATTGCTGTTGAGCCATGCGGTAATTTTGCAAAAGAAACCCAAAATTTAGGCTATACCACGTACCCCGAATTTTGGACTACAAAGTTATCTGATAAAATTAAAGCTAACCATGGTCATCAAGATATAATATTTGCAGCTAATTGTATTTGCCATATTCCTGATTTAGATGAAACATTTAAGGCTGTAGAATCTCTCCTTAACAAAAATGGTGTTTTTATATTTGAAGACCCCTCTTTAGCAGAAGTAATAAATAATACATCTTATGATCAAATATATGATGAACACCCACATGTATTTTCAGTAATTGCTTTAGATAATATTTTAAAAAGAAATGGATTGCAAGTAGTTAAAGTAGACAATCTTTCAGTCCATGGGGGGTCTAATAGAATATACGCCCAAAAATTAGGAACTAAAGTTGATTCCTCAGTAGAGGAAAATAAGTCATATGAAAGAATTTTAGGACTTGATAAGTTTGAAACTTTTGAAAGATTTGCTGAAAAAGTAGAACAATCTAAAAAAGATTTAATCAGAATACTTACCCAATGTAAAAAAGAAAATAAAAAAGTAATAAGTTATGGCGCTACTTCTAAATCAACTACTATATTCAATTACTGTGGTATAACCCCAGAATTAATTGATTATATCACAGATACTACGCCAGAAAAACAAGGCAAATTATCACCGGGCACTCATATTCCAATAATAACCCCCGAAGAGGGATTTAATGAAAGTGTAGATTATGCCTACTTAGGAGCATGGAACTTTATTAAAGAAATAAGCAAAAAAGAATCTAAATATTTGGATAGAGGGGGAAAATTCATTACACATGTACCCACGGTAAAAATAGTATGATGAACTATACTTTTACGAAAATTCCATATCACGAAGATGATAGAGCCCAAAGATATTTAGATATATTTAAAAATTTAGGACCTGGCCAAATAAATATTTCTTATGTAAATTCATCTGAACATATAGTAGCTTGGCATAAACATAATATACAGACTGATTACTGGGTTTGTATAAAAGGTTCTTTTAAAGTAGGTTTAGCAACTAAAAAAAATGGAGCTTGTTTTGAATACCTTTCAGATAGAAATCCTCGAGTATTAAAAATACCCCCCGGAATATATCATGGTTATAAAGCAATTGAACCTGGTTCTATATTAATGTATTATTTAACTGAAAAATATAACCCCCAAGATGAGTTTAGAGCTAAAGTAGGGGAATTTAATGAAAAATGGCATACAGAAAACAAATAACTATTAACGACGTTAAATTTTTTAATACACGCACCATGGTTGAACCTGATGGGAATTTAGTTCCTATTGAATCTAACTATGATGTTCCCTTTCCTATTAAAAGAATATTTTATGTGTATGGTGTTAAAGACCAAAATGATAGAGGTAAGCATGCCCACCACAAAACACAACAAGTTTTAATATGTTTAAATGGAAAAACAGAAGTTTTAGTTAATGATGGTTTTAAAAGCCAAAAATACCTTTTAGAATCCCCACAACAGGCCCTTTATATCCCTGAATTAATATGGGATGAACAAGTATATCTTACAGAAGATACAGTATTATTAGTAATATCAAGTACTAAGTATGACCCTTTAGATTATATACATGACTTTAATGAATTTAAAAAACTAAAAAAATGAAAATAACAAAGCATAATTTTACCATACCTTGCGTTTCTATAGATGATTTTATTCCTTCTATTCCATTGTTAAGAGCAGCTTCTGAGGGATTTAATGATATATTTTTCGATGATTGGGTTGCATATAATAAAAAAGACCACAACCAAATACAGTATTGTACTAAGTTAACAACTAAAATCCCCCATGCTACTCAATTAGTACTAGATCATATAGCAACTAATCTTGACCCAGATGATATATTCGATCTAAACACAAAATCATTCCCAGATATTTCTCACTATGGTGGGGGTTTAATGATAACGCCTAATTCTAAAAATGAAGGTGGGTACTTAGGCATGCATGTTGATGCAGCTATCCATGGCAAACACGATGATTGGAAAAGAGAATATAGTGCTGTATTATGCGTTTCAGAAGAATATGATCCATCATTTGATTTATTACTACATGACGGTCAAGATCATATAAGACTTCCATACAAATTTAATAGACTTAATATTTTTAAATGTGGGGAAAATTCGTGGCACGGTTTCCCAGAAATAACTAAAGGATTAAATCGGAAAGCTTTAGGAGTTATGTATTGGTCTAAACTTAGTGAACAAGATAAAACTCAGGATTTTGTAAAAGCTCAGTTTAATAATAATCTACCGTTTTGAAAAAAATCCTAATCACAGGAGGGGGAGGTAATCTAGCTACAGAATTAGTAAAAGCTAATACTAAATATAAAATAACAGCTTTATCTAAAGCTCAGTTAAATGTGTGTAACCAAGATGATATAGAACTTGCTTTAAGTAGTTACCGTCCAGATATTCTTATCCACACTGCAGCATTAACAAGACCTATGGTTAAACATATAGAATCACCTAGTACTAGTATTAACTCTAATATTATAGGAACTTCTAATATAACTTTATCTTGTATTAAATATAAAACTAAATTAATTTACATATCTACAGACTATGTTTACCCAGGTATTACTGGTAATTATTCTGAAGAAGATCCTTTATTGCCTATTAATGAATATGCTTGGTCAAAATTAGGAGGAGAATGTGCTGTTAAGTTATATGATAATTCTTTAATACTAAGAATGGCTTTATGTGAAAAGCCATTTCCCCACCCTAAAGCTTTAACTGACATTAAAAAATCATACCTTTATATAGATGAAGCCGCAAGTATTATTTTAAAGTTAATTAATAAAAAAGGTATTATAAATATAGGAGGAGATGAACTATCCCCCTATGAATTTGTTAAAAAAACAAACCCTCATATTAAAAAAATCACTTTAAACGAAGTTAGTGACGTTAAGATGGGTAAAAATTCATCTATGAATACTAATAAGTTAAATAATATACTAAATGATTAATTTATTTAATATTCCTAACTATACAATTGATACTTCTGAATTTAACCACTATTTACATGGGGATATAGTAAAACAATTTGAAACTAACTTTTGTAACTATGTAGGAGCTAAATATGGGTGTAGTGTTAGTAGTGCTACCAATGCTATATTTTTAGCTATGTTGGATAAAAAACAAACAGTAAACCTTCCCAGTATGATACCACCTGTAGTATGTAATGCCATTATTACTTCGGGAAATAAAATTAATTTTATAGATGATATAGATTGGGTTGGTGATTCTTATATTTTACACGAATTCCAGGATTATAAAATTATAGACTCTGCCCAAAAAGTAAATGAAAATCAATTTAAAAAAGAAGCTAATGATAATGATTTAATGATATTTAGTTTTTACCCTACTAAACCTGTAGGTAGTTCTGATGGTGGTATAGTTGTATCAAACGATTTTGAAAAAATAAAATGGTTTAAAGAAGCTACTATGAATGGAATGACTTACGCCCACAATAATTGGGATAGAACCATTAAATTCCCGGGATATAAGATGTACATGAACTCTATCCAGTGTTATATTGCTAATAAAAATTTAAATATTTTAGATAATAAAAAATCTAAATTAAAATTAATTAGACAAATATATAATAAAGAATTAGGATATAATAATACAAGTGATCATTTATATAGAATAAAAGTTAATGATAATAAAAAATTTATTAGAAACTTAAAAAATAAAAATATAGTTTGTGGAATACATTATGATACTCTACATAAAAATACTTCGTATAATTCTTACTCTTCCCAATGTCCTAAATCAACTTTAAATTCTAAACAAACAGTTAGTATTCCGTTTAATGAGTCTTTAACCACTAATCAAATAAATTATATTATAGAAACTATTAAAAATGAAGGGTATATTTATAACAGTTAGAACGGGATCAACAAGACTACCTAATAAATCAATTTTAAAAATCAATGGCAAACACACTATTGAATATTTAATTGAACGAGTTAAAAAATCATGTTTAGCAGACGAAATTATTTTATGCACTACATCTAAACCAGAAGATGATATTTTATGTCGTATAGCGGTTAAAAATAACATAAAATATTTTAAAGGGCATGAAACTAATAAGTGGGAAAGATGGTTGGGTACTTGTAAGGCATATGGTATAGATTTTTTTGTTACAGCAGATGGTGATGATTTATTCTATGAAGGAAATCTTGCAGATATTTGTTTTACCCAATATATATCTAACCCAAACCCTAATTTATTTTTAAATGGACAGGGATTATATAATGATGTTTACGGAATTAGTTATAATACATTACAAAAAATATGTAATATGGAAAATGTTTCTAAAATAGAACCCCATAATATTGTAAATTTTTTAAAAAATAGTGATGTAGTAGTTAATAAAATATTAAATGTTCCTGATCTTTATAAAAAGAAAGATATAAGAATGACCTTAGATTATGAGGAAGATTTTAACTTTTTTAAAAAAGTTATTAAACATTTTAATGGGGAAAAATTTGGATTACCCGAAATAATTTCTTATATTGAACAAAACCCATCAGTTAAAGATATAAATAAACATTTAGAAATAGCATGGAAAGAAAACCAGTTAAATTAAAGAATAAGCTTTTAAATCATCTTAAAATAGGAAAAATTTATAAACCAGAAAATAAGTATAATGGTAATGAATTAGAATATGTGTTAAAAGTTTTAGATTCAGAAGATCAAGATAGAAAAGAAACCCCTTTTGTTCAGCGTTTAGAAAATTTAGCAACGGAAGTTTTCCAAAGTAAATATGCTATAGCTCACAATTCGGGAACATCTACTTTACATACAAGCTTAATTGCGGCAGGGGTAAAACCTGGGGATGAAGTAATATCACCCGCTCATACTGTAATTATGAATTCATTTGTAACATTACACCAAAAGGCATTGCCCGTATACGTTGATATTGACCCAGATACTTTTAATATGTGTCCCGATGATCTTGAACGTAAAATAACTAATAAAACAAAAGCAATACAAGTAGTTCATATGCATGGAAACCCATCTGATATGGAAAGAATAATGGATATAGCAAACCATTATAATATACCTGTTATTGAGGATAGTGCTCAATGTGTTTTAAGTAAAATTAATGGAAAATTAGTTGGAACTTTTGGGGATATAGCAAGTTGGAGTTTTGAAAATAAAAAACACCTTTCAGCCGGAGAGGGGGGAATGGTTACTACTGATAATGAAAAATATGCTACTATAATCAGAAAAACAGGTGGATTAGGATATAAAACATTATCAGCAGGACAAAGTTTAAGACAATTGTTACCCCAGGACTTTCAAAACCCACATTATAAAAGACATGATGTTTTAGGCTACAACTATAGAATGAATGAGATAACTGCTGCTTTAGCATTAGGTCAATTAGAAAGAGCAGAATTTTTAGTAAATAGAAGGTGTGAAGTAGCTAAAATGTATGATGAAGCCTTTAAAGATTGTGATTATATAATACCCCAAAAAGTATTACCGGGCCATACAAATACCTATTGGACATACACAGTACGATATGAAAGGGATGATTGGTTTGATTTATATAATGAAGTTAAAGCAGCTGGAGGAGATGGGTTTTATGGAGGCTTATCAGTCCCCTATCAGGAACCCATTATGAAAAAATACAATTATAAAAAAGGAGACTGCCCAAATGCAGAATCTGTACAACCAAAAATGATGCAATTTAAAGCAAATTATAGAGATCTTAAAACAGCTCAAGAAAAAATTAATATATTAAGTAACGTAATTAAAAATAGAAAATAATGAAAAATTATATTATTGCCGAAATAGGAATCAACCATAATGGAGATATAAACCTAGCACAAAAACTCATTAAAACAGCTGCAAAAGCAGGTTGTCATGCTGTAAAGTTTCAAAAAAGAACAATTGATGAAGTCTATTCTAAAGAAGAACTAGATAAGTATAGAGAGTCTCCCTGGGGGACTACAAATAGAGAACAAAAAGAAGGATTAGAATTTGATATTCAACAATATAAAACTCTTGAGGAATATACAAACAAATTAGGTTTGGATTTTATAGTATCTTGTTGGGATTTAAATAGTGTAGATGTAGTAGAAGCAAATTTAAATGTAAAATATCATAAAGTTGCTTCAGCTCTTGCAACTAATAAAGAATTTTTAAAAAAACTTAACACAACAGGTAAACCTGTTATATTATCTGTAGGTATGATGACAGAGAAAGAAATCGAATCTGCAGTAAATATACTTAATAACGTAGAATATATTTTAGCTTGTACTAGTACTTATCCTACAAAGGCCGAAGAAGTTAACCTAAATCATATTTTAACATTAAAATCCAAGTATGATAAAAAAATAGGATTTTCAAACCATTATAATGGCCTAGATGCATGTGTAGGTGCAACAGCGTTAGGATCGGAATGCATCGAATTCCATATAACAGAAGATAGAACAATGTATGGCTCTGATCAACCTGCATCAATTGAAAACGTATCACTAATGGTAGATGCTATTACAACAATGGAAACTATGTTAGGAGATGGTAAGAAAGTTGTTTATGATACCGAAAAACCTATTGCAGCTAAGTTAAGGAAAGTTAATAATGTTTAATTTAAACGGTAAAGTAGCTGTAATTACAGGAGGAGGGGGATTGCTAGGAAAAATGCACGCTGAGGCAATAGAAGAAGCAGGAGGTACAGCTTATTTAACTGACATAGATGGTTCTTGTACCTATATGGATGTAACTAATAAATCTAGTATAGAAAAAGTTGCAAATAGTTTAGACCGGGTTGATATTTTAATAAATAATGCTGCCTTAAATCCTAAAATGGTTACTCAGGGTAATAATAAATTTGAAAATTTAAGCCTAGACCAATGGAATAAAAGTATTCAAGTAAATTTAACAGGTGCTTTTTTATGTAGTCAAGTTTTTATTAAAAAAATGGTAGAACATAATATTAAAGGAGTTGTAGTAAATATAGCATCTGATTTAGGGGTTATAGCCCCTGATCAAAGAATATATAAAAATGATGTTAAGCCTGTTGATTATTGTGTTACTAAACATGGTATAATTGGATTAACTAAATATTTAGCTACCTATTATGCTGATAAAGGAATTAGAATTAATAGTATAAGTCCAGCAGGAGTATTTACAAATCAACCTAAAGATTTTGTAGAAAAGTTATCTAATTTAATACCTATGGGAAGAATGGCAAAAAAGAATGAATATAAAGGCGCTATAAAATATTGTTGTTCAGATGAAAGTTCATACATGACTGGACACAATTTAGTAATAGACGGTGGGAGAACAATATGGTAATATTTGTAGATATAGACGAAACAATATGTTTTTATGATGGGGAAAGGTATTACCCAAATGCGATTCCTAATATGGATAATATAGCTAAAATCAATAAATTATATAATGAAGGTCATACAATTATATATTGGACAGCTAGAGGAGGCACTACGGGTATAGATTGGACTGAAATAACAAAAGCACAACTTGTAAAATGGAAATGTAAATATCATGAATTACGGATGAATAGTAAACCTTACTATGATTTATTAATATGCGATAAAACTAAAAGAATAGAAGAATTATGAAGTCAATTTCAGTATTATGTAGAGGAGAAAGTTTAAAAGCTATAAAACACCTACCTAAATCAGATATAGTAATGTTAGCTAATAGGTTTGGTGAAGAAATAGAAAATGTCCCTGGGGTAAAAGAATATCTTGATGACGCAGAAATATACTTGTGTACTAGTGGTACTGGTGGAGAATTAGATTCTTTAAAACGAATAGATTTTTTTGAAAAATATAACCCTACAAAAATGATACGACCTTATTTAGGTGAAATATCTTCTAATATAAGACTACATAACAGCTGTAATTTACCAAATACGTTTTTATCTGAAGCCCATAAAGAATATATGGTTCCAATGAAATACCCTTATGACTACCCTACAACCGGTATAGCAGCAATAGGTTATGCTGTTTTAGAGTCTGAATGTGATACTATTAATATAATTGGGTTAGATTTTTATGAAAACAGTGCCTACACTACTTCACAACAACTTAATCTTGAAGAAATATATAAAACAGATCCTTGGATTAAAGACGGTAATATGGAAAAATTCTTTACTAAATTTGTAAAAAATAACCCAAATAAACAATTTAATATAATAACAACTGCTAAGACCTATTTGAATGAACTAATAACATTAGCTAATGTAAATTACTATAATATAGCTTTTTAATATGAAAAAAACTTTAATAACCGGATGTAGTTGGATTCAAGAAATGTATAAGTATAATTCAAAATTTGATTATGCTTCTTTTGGGGGCCAAGGTCTTTGGAAAATATATAATCATTTACGTGAGGGTAATATAGAGGGGTATGAAACTATTATAGTGCAACTTCCTGCTCCTGTTAGAAACCACCCTAATTGTACTTCTACTACTGATAGATTTAATAATTTTTTAGATAGTATAAAAAAATCAGGAGAACAAAAAGCTTCAAAAACCCAATTAGATAATTATAAACAAAAAATATTAGATATAAATCTTTTACATAAAAACATATATTTTTTTCTATATAATGTTGGAGGTTATCCTTTAAGACATCCTTATGATTTTGGTGAAAATGCTAATAAAGATTTTATTAATTGGCTTAAAGAAAATAATTTAAATCATTTACACTTGTCCTTTGAAAACCAAGCAGGTTATGGTGTAAAAGAAAAATTTGAACCTGATTTAGAATTTTGGGAATATTATCATAAAGAAAATCCTCACAACCGATCAGATAAGCAATTTAAAAAATATTGGAGCATAATAGCACCTAAAAATACAATAATTTTTGATCCCCACCCTAATAAAAAAGCTGATATACTAGCATTAGAACTAATAAGTAAAATAACATGAAATTTTTAAAAAAACTTTGGAATTTAATAAAGTCTTGGAGAAAAAAAAGACAATTTAAAAAAAAGATAAAACAAATGAATATAAAGGATCCTTTTATATATAAATAATATGAGAATTTTAGGTATAAATTGTCTTAATCATGATGCTGCTATTTCTGTTATTGAAGATGGAAACATATTATTTGCAGCTCATTCTGAAAGATATAGTCGTCAAAAAAATGATATGTATCTTAATGATAGTATTATAAATGAAGCTTTTAGTTATGGGAAACCTGATAAAATTGCGTATTATGAAAGGCCCTGGATTAAAAAATCTAGGCAGTTATATGCAGGTCAATATAATGAGGTTTTTAATTTAAATAATTTACCTAGTAAATATTTATCCCCCTGGTTGAAGGAATATAAAATTCATTATGTAGACCACCATCTAAGCCATGCAGCGGCAGGTTATTATACTTCCCCGTATGATGAAGCCGCTATATTAGTTATTGATGGTATTGGTGAATGGGATGTTTTAACTATATGGCACGGAAAGGGGAATGATATAAAAAAAATATATAGTGTTAAGTATCCTCACTCTTTAGGTTTATTTTATTCGGCAGCCACCCAAGCTATTAATTTAAAACCCTGTGAAGAAGAATATATTTTAATGGGTATGTCTGCTTGGGGTAAAGATAAACACTGGAAGCAGTTTAAAAATGATTTATTTGATAGTGATAAATTATTACGACTTAATCATAACATACATAGAGGAATAGGATCATATAGTAAAGAGTGGGACCGATTTGATGTAGCCGCTAGTACCCAAACCTTAACAGAATATATCTTAGATAAGATTATTAATCACACAAAACAGCTATTACCTAATGTAGATAATTTAGTTTACATGGGTGGGTGTGCTTTAAATTGTGTAGCTAATGGAAAAATTTTACCTAAATATTATTCAAACCATTGGATAATGCCTAATCCCGGAGACGCAGGTTCATCATTAGGGGCAGCAGCAGCATTATATAAAAAACCTATTAAATGGGAAGGACCCTTCTTAGGATCTGAAATCAAAGGTAAATATCCTGTAAAAGAAGCCTGCAAGTTGCTGTTAAAAGGTGAAATAATAGGAATAGCTAATGGTAAAGCAGAATTTGGACCTAGGGCATTAGGAAACAGAAGTTTACTTGCAGATCCTCGTGGATTTAAAATTAAAGATAAAGTTAATGAAATTAAACGTAGACAAAAATTTAGACCATTTGCCCCGGCAATAATGGAAGAACATGCTCATAAAATCTTTGAAATGCCCGTAAAAAGAATACCATATATGCAATACACAGCAAAATGTAAATATCCTGATAAATATCCTGCTATTTGTCATATTGATAATACTAGTAGAGTACAAACAGTATCTAAAAAAGATAATCCAGGTTTTTATGCTCTACTAAAAGAATTTTATACAAAAACAGGATGTCCTATGTTATTAAACACTAGTCTTAATATTAAAGGTCAACCTATAGTTAATTCTAAACAGGATGCTGTAGATTTTGAAAATCATTATAATATAAAAGTACTATAAAGTGGAAAATATTAATTTTGTAAATATGCATAGGTATCAGAACATAGAAAGAACTGTGTACCAAAAAGTGATAGAATGGAAACCTAAAACAATAGTAGAATTAGGCCATGGGTCGGGTGCTTTAACTTCTGCTATGGGTCTTGCTTTAAAAAAACTAAATAATAATGGAAAAATATATAGTTATGATGTTAACGGAACTTCTAACTATACTTTAGGTCTAATGTCTAAATCGGCCCTAGAAAATGTAAAAGAAAGAAAATTAACCGATATAGTTGAATTTACAAAAGGAAATGTTTTTGAAACATGGGTAAAAGATCCATTTCCATTTGATTTATTATTAATAGATATTAATAATACATGGAATATATTATATGATATTTTAATAGCTAATACTTTTATTAATAATGAAATAAAAAAAGGAGCTAAAATCTTAGTAGAGGGAGGTGATCCTAACCACCCTAGAATAAATTCTAATACATTAGATTTTTTTAACAATAGTTGTAATAAAAACATCTTTACTATAGAACATTTAAGTGGTTCTGGGAGAACCAGCATATCAATATTAACAATATGAAAAAACTAGCAGTAATAGCGAGTGGTTGGCATTATTCATCACATTTTTATGAAAAAATAGCCAAACAACAGAAAGTAGAAGGATGGGACATAGAATTATTTGTGATATCTCATAGACACCCTGAACATAAAGACACAATAAAGGAAAAAGAACACGTTAGAAATTATGAAGGGAAAGAATTAATGACTTACCTTGATAAGGTAATGTATGAAACCCCTATAACTGAAAAAGAAATAACAGATTTAGGATGGACTTATATTGAAAAACCCAACACGATAGGAGATATGGAGGTTTTTAACCAATGGTCTGATGACTATAATTATTTAGATTACGATTTATTCCTTATAACCCATGATGATAATTTTATTTTATCAGATAAAATATTTAAAGATATTTTACTTAATAACATAGAGTTACATAAACCTATTATAGAATCAAAATATGGAAACCATCAATTTAAAACCCAACTAGTAGATAATAACTTAGATTGGATGTTTTTAGATAATGGATATTCAGAATACATAGCTAAGGCTTTTACTCCAAGAGGATCTTTTAGTTTTTATAAAAAAGAACTCATAGATTTATTACCTAATAATAAATTTAATATGTACGAAGATGGAGGAACAGGAATAGTTAATCGAGAGGGAAAAACTAATAGTGTTGGGCATGAAGGAATTTCAGCCTGGAATACTCACGCAGGCACTTTTAGAAATGCTTTGTATGATTTAGACCTAGTTAAACACACTCGTTGGTTATCAAGTACTAAACGTGTTAGTAATTATTGCATTGAAGGTGAAAGGGGTTTTATTAGTAATAATAATTGTGGGGAAAAGCACTATAAAACCTCAGTAAAACAAATATTTGAAAAATGATAAATACTCCTGTTATACATGATAGGCATATAGTAAAAGATGTTTTTAATCAAATTATAAAAAGTAAAATATATAAAGATGCTTTTAATAAACCCGATAATTTAACAATAGTAACTGTTAGAAACGAAGGTACTATGGAAGATAGAATTATACCTTCATTAAAAGGTTATGAAGATAAATCAATATTAGAAGCTAATCTGGAATATTTAGGAATAAAGCCCTTAACTATACTAACAGACTCTAGATTACCTTGGAGAAATACTTTCAAGTTTGAAATAATATTAGACTATTTAAATTCGGGAAAATGCGATACAGAATATTTTATGTTTTGTGATGCTATAGATGTTATATTTACAGATGATCCCCAAAAAGTTATTAATATATTTGAATCATTTGAATGTGATGCCTTATTTATGTCTACACATTCTACAGATGGTTATAAATGCATGCCCGGAGTTAAAAAATTTATAGATGAAACTATAAAAAGTAATAGAAGATACTTAAATAGTGGAGTATATATAGGTAAAACTTCTTTTATAAAAGAAATATTTGAAGAAGCTATTAAATATGCTATTCCTCATGGGGTTACTATGGGGGAATATCATACATATTTAAATAGTAATCCTAATAATTACCCCCAAGGTTCACAAGATCAGGATATATTTAGGTTTTTAGAACCTAAATTCTACCCTAGATTGAAAGTTGATTATGAGAACAAAATGGCATATAGAAGTTAATTTTAAACCAATATGAAGTTTTTAAATTTTAATAAAGTTTTATGTTTATCACCCCACCCAGATGACGTAGAATATAGTATGTTAGGAACTATTACTAAATATACAAGTACAGTTTTTGATGTTTTATGCTTAACAAAGGGGGGAGCAAAAGGGTTTGATCAAACTAATGGTCCTAATAGATTAAAAGAAGTACAAGCTGTGTGGGATAGTATTGATACCCCTAATGTTAATTTATTATTTTCTGATTGTGATTTTTTTGAAGACAAAGCAGGTGATGCTGGTTGGGTAAACTACATAGAAAATAATTTTGTAAAAAACACAGATTATGATTGTATATTTTTACCTACAAAAGATGATTCTATGTTTGAACATAAATTTGTAAATGGTTTAGGACCCGCCATAGTAAGAATACTCCCTATTAGTTTAGTAGAATACAGAACACCTAGTACTACTAATGAATGGAAACCTAATATATTTGTAAATGTAAAAGACCAATATAATAAAAAACTTAAAAGCTTAACTAATTTTACCTCTCAAACCAGTAAATCTTATTTTCAGAAAAATACTTTAGAAGCATTTCATAGTAATTTCCAATGCAGAAAAAGAGGTATACAATTAGTAGAACAGTTTAAAACTATAGAAATATTTAATAAATGAAAAAAGTACTAATAACCGGAGGAGCAGGTACAGTAGGTAAAGCCTTTATTAAAAAATATTATAACGATTTTGAATTTTTTAATATTAGCAGAAACGAATCTCAAATAGCTAAGCTAGCTAGGAAATATCCTAAAGTAACTAATTTTATAGGAGATATAAAAAATTTAGAATTAATGATTAATATATTTGAAAGAGTAAAGCCAGATGTAGTCATACATGCTGCTGCTCTCAAACATGTTAATTTGGCTGAGTTAAATCCTTCAGAAGCTGTAGAAGTAAATATTAATGGTAGTCTTAATGTGATAAAAGCTAGTATTAGAGCTAAGGTACCTATAACCATAGGAGTTAGTACTGATAAAGCATGTGATCCAGATAATATATATGGTTATACTAAAAGTTTAATGGAAAAAATGTTTTTAGAAAACTATAATTCTGAAACTAAATTTGTTTGTACACGTTTTGCCAATGTAGCTAAAAGTAATGGATCAGTAATTCCTTTTTGGAAAAATTTAATAAAAAAAGGACAACCATTAAAATTAACCGATCCTAAAATGAATCGATTAATGTTTTCTAAACAAGATTCTGCTGAATTAATATATAATGCTTATAAAAATGCTTTAGATTTAGATAAACCGTTTATATTATCTAATATTATGAAAAATGTTAATTTAGGAAGGTTAGCTAATATTATGTCCCCAGGTAATGTAGAAATAGTAGGATTAAGACCTGGAGAAAAATTAAATGAAACTTTAGTAAGTTCTAAAGAAATCCCTTACTCTAGATTAAAAAATAACTTAATTTTTTTATTTAAAGACAAACAACCACCTAAACACAATTTACCTATGCATGAACATTCATCCATGACAGCTAAAAATATGTCTGATAAAGAACTACGCGAATTATTAACATTAAAATGAAAGTAGCTTTTTTTAGTGAAGCCGGCTATGTTGGTAAAATAGATAGAAATAATCCTAATATTAGGACAGATTCCGCTTGGGTTTGTTCGTTAGAAGCTACTCATCATCCTTTAGTTGCATTACATCAGATTCCGGATAATAGCTATGATTTTGGGGTAGTAATTATTCCTAAAAATAAAGACCATTTATTTAAATACCCTTTAATAGAAAATTTAAAAAGAATTTGTACCAAAATAGGTACTATGCAGGAAAGTACTTATTGGTATTGGCAGGGAGGAACCGTTCAAGCCCAATTATGGTATCATAATATTATCCAAAATATGGATATTATATTTTGTCATAATGATATGGATTTAAAATACTACAGAGGTATTACTGATGTTAGATGTGAATTAATGCCCACCCTTATGATAACAGATAATATTCAAACGTTTGAGGGTGAAAAAACAGGTGTAATGGTGGGGGGTAATTGGGTTACAGCATATAGAGGTTTTGATTCATATATTATAGGAAAAATATTGAGTAATGAAATTTATTCACCTACTACGGGTAGAATGAAAGAAGATGAAACTTTATTAGATATAAATCATTTATCTTGGATTCCTTGGTCACAGTGGATGTATGAATTATCTAAAAGAAAATATGGTGTGCAATTAGGTACTGCTGCTGCTGGAACTTTTAACTTAAATTGTTCTTATTTAGGTATTCCCTGTATAGCATACGATAACGTTAATACACAAAAATATTTACACCCGGAATTGTCTGTCCCTGATGGTGATATAGAAAGTGCAAGAAAACTAGCCAATAAGTTGGCTAACGATTCTGATTTTTATACACATTGTTCTACTTCTGCAAAAGAAAATTATAATCAACTTTATTCTGAACAGATATTTACCACTAAGTTAAATAAAATATTAAATAGTTTATAAAATGAAAATAAGTTTAATACAACCAGGTAGAAATAATCTTAAGTACCTAAAATGGTCTTATAATTCAATTAGAAAAAATCAAGGCGATCATAAAGTAGAAATATGTGTCGCTGACGATTTTAGTAGTGATGGTACGTGGGATTGGTGTTTAAAAATGATGGATAAAGATCCATTATTTAAAGCTATTAAGAATGAAGGACCAACTAGGTTAGGCCACACTATATTATATGATCGCCTTGTAAATGAAGTAGCAACAAATGATATTTGTATGATTTATCATGCTGATATGTATTTATGCCCGGGTGCATTAGATGCTATTGAAGATGAACTTAAAGAAAAAACAATAGTATCACTTACTAGAATTGAACCACCATTACACCCTGATGGGCCCGAAAAAATACTTAAAGATTTTGGTATTGAACCTGAAGAGTTCAATGAACAGGGTTTACTTGACTTTTTAAATTCAAGAGTACCTAATAATGATACTACTGAAGGTATATTTGCCCCGTGGGCATTTTGGAAAAGTGATTTCCAAGAAATAGGAGGACACGATCCTATATTTGCACCCCAATCAAAGGAAGATACAGATATATTTAACCGTTTTCAGTTAAATGGTATTAAGTTTATCCAAACGTGGCATGGATGTGTTTATCATATGACTTGTAGAGGTAGCAGATTTGCTGATGGGGCAAAACGAAATCCTAATGGTGAGGTATTTATGAAAAATAGGGAAACAGATGAGTGGTTAAAACAAAATCAAAAATCAACCAAAGAATTTATCCGTAAGTGGGGCCATTACTGTAAACATGACCCATTAATGAAACCAATTATTCCACCTAAATATGATATAGGATTTTTTATAAAAAACGCTAATTTAAAATTAATAGAAATTCTTGAACCTTGGTGTAATACGGTATACTATAATGAAAATGAAATTCGTAATTTCAAATATGTAGATTATATTAAAAATGAAGATACTTCATTTAATTTATATGAAAAATTTAAACCATATAAAGGTGAAAAGCAAAATAGTATACTAATTAAAATAGATGGTAATAACTTTAACCAACAAGATTTCCAGATAATACAACAATTATCTGAAATTATTCAAGATAGTGGTGAAATAGGAAAATTTAGCATAAGTAATTTGGATATTGAAATATCAGACATTACAACAAACGAGCACGAATTAATAATTTGTAAAAATAATTTAATAAAATGAAAAAAGTATTAGTAACTGGTGGATTAGGATTTGTAGGATCTACTTTAGTAAAAAAATTAAAAAACACAGGTAATTATAAAATTACTGTTATAGATAATTTATCTTCGCCTTCTAGTAATGTAACATATAAAGAGGAAGGCGTTGAGTATATTATAGATGATATACTTAATATTGACAATATTTCTTATAAAGATCTTAATTTTGATATAATTTATCATTTAGCTGGTTTAGCAAGAATTCAACCCAGTTTTCAAAACCCCGTAAAATATTTTAATAACAATACTTTTGGTACTGTTAAAATATGTGATTTAGCAAGAAGATGTAATGCCAAAATCATATATGCAGGTAGTAGTTCGGCATATGCGGGTACTATGAATAGCCCATATGCTTATTTTAAATTTAATGGAGAAGAAATATGTAAATTATTTAGTCAGTTATATGACATGTCTGCAGTTACTGCTAGATTTTTTAATGTATATGGGAAACGACAACCCACTGAAGGTAAATTTGCTACAGTTTTAGGAATATTTGAGCGCCAGTGTAAAGCTAAAGAACCATTAACAGTAGTAGGTGACGGTGAACAAAGACGTGATTTTACCCATGTAAATGATATAGTAAATGGGTTAATAGAATTATCTAAAGGCGAATATAAAGGAGAAATTTATAATTTGGGTACTGGTAGAAATTATAGCATAAATGAATTAGTTAAGTTTTTTGAGTGTACTTCTGTTAGTATACCTGAAAGACCAGGAGAAGCTAGGTTATCTATTGCTGATATAACAAAAACAAAACAAGAACTAAATTGGGAACCTACCCATTCGTTAAAGCAATATATTAAAGATTTTTTAAACAATATAAAATGAATATAGGAATAATTGGTAGGGGCTTTGTAGGCTCTGCAGTAGAATATGGTTTTTCCCCACAAACCGGATGTGATGGGGCAGTAGTTAGAGTTTATGATGCTGATCCTAGTAAAAGTCAAAACACTTTAGAAGAAGTAGTAACAAAATCAGACTTTATATTTTTATCAGTCCCTACTCCATCTAATCTAGATGGATCATGTAACTTAGATATAGTTTATACTGTAATGCAGGATATAAATAACTATATAGATCCAAATACCCCTAAATCAAAGCGGCCAATAATACTTCTTAGATCTACAGTTATTCCTGGTACTACTAGAAAAATCCAAAAACACTTTCCCGCCTTAAATATAGTGTTTAATCCAGAATTCTTAACCGAAAGATCAGCTAAATTTGATTTTATTAATCAATCTCGATTTATATTAGGAGGTTCAAAAAAGAATACTAGTAAAGTAACTTTACTTTATCAGTGGAGATTTGGTAATACTAGTGCATATATTGAAACCAATTTTGAAACAGCAGAAATGATTAAATATATGAATAATTGTTTCTTTGCAACCAAAGTTTCATTTATGAATGAAATGAAATTAATTGCAGAAAGAACTAATGTTGAATGGGATACTGCGGTCGACGGATTTGTGTCTGATGGGAGAGTAGGCCATAGCCATTTAGCAGTACCCGGCCCTGATGGTAAAAGAGGGTTTGGTGGTTCATGCTTCCCAAAAGATATACAAGCAATGATAAAATTAGGTGACGAGTTAGGCATTAGTACTTCTACACTTAAAGGAGCGTGGGATACTAACATTAATGTTAGACCCGAAAAGGATTGGGAAAAATTAAAAGGACGAGCTATTGTTAATCCTTAATATATTTATAACAAATAGCAATAATGAAAAAAGCTGAATTACACGACTTAGTCCTTGAAACCGTTAATGAATATGTTAACGAAGCTGAACTTAAAACAGGGGATAATGAATTTACTATTAAGGTAGATGTAAATAGAAATCCAACTAAAAAAGGTATTAAAATTCAATTAATCCCTAAAGGTGATACTATATTAAATGATCCAGACGAAAAAATCGACGTTAATGAAAAAGTCCAATCAGCAATGAATACTAGGCTTAAAAAATATGATTTACAGGTTAATATTGACCCAGATATAAAACAGGCAACGGATAATCCTAACGTGTTAGGTTATTACATTCCCTTGAACCAGTTTAAAAACTTAATAACGAAGGCTCTTAAAGGAGAATAATAAAAATTTGGTTTTTAGGAGCTTTCTTCTTAAATTTAATTAGATGAGAAAAAGAAGAATTATCCCCACGTTACCGGTTGATTTTTTTAGGGATGCAACCAATAAAGTAAAGTACCAAAAAATGTTATATTCTAGCATTTTAGATGGTGTTGAACAAACAATTTGTAATGGTAAAACTAGCTTTGTAATGGCTAGAGTAAATGATGGTAAGAATGTTAAGGATATTTCTATATTAAAAGACTCATTCAAATCTAACTTAAAAACATGCTTAGATTTTTATGAGCAAGTTGAAGAATATGAACAATGTTCCCGTACTGTTAATTTAATTAATCAAATAAAATGAGTAAATCAATATTTATACTTGAAACTAGGCCTATAACAAAAGGTACTCGTGGTGAAAGAATCAATAAAGTAGTAGCGGATTCACTTTCTGAAGCAATAGAAATGTTTTCTACTATAAAACAACTAAGGCCCGACCAATTAATAGAAATTTATAAGGTTTATGAGCAACCAACCGATGCCAAATGATCAGCTAAAAAACGATCTAAAAGCAATCTTAAAAATTAAAGGTACTGTTACTAGACAGCGCCCTGTAAAAGGTCTAATTAAGAAAGAAGCATTTATTAGATTTATAGAAAATTATAGATATTCTAATGAAAGGACACTTCTATTAAGATCAGAACATGCTATTGATTTTGTTAATTTTGAAGAACCCTTCGTACAATCAATAGAAGCACTACTCGAACTCCATTTTAATAAAAATCAAGTCCAAATTATTCATTGGTGGCTTTATGAAAAATGGAATACAGGAGACGAATCAGTTTTACAATTAAATAATACAGAAACAGGTGAGGAATTACCCTCAGACACACCAGAAGAACTCTGGGACCTGATTCAATCACTCAAATGAATAAAATAATCCTTACAAAGGACGACGTTTTAAGAGCCCAAAAGCACACATTAAGTAATAGGGCAGCCGCTCGTTATTTAGGTGTATCGTATAATGTTTATAAACGTTATGCACTTACATTTAACGATAATGAAACGGGCAAAACACTATTTGATAAACATTTAAACCGTCAAGGTAAGGGTATTAAAAAACATTTAGGTGGTTATGGTAAAAGTAAAAATTTCCATAAACACGCTCTAGAAGACGTATTAGAAGGTAGAGTAGATGTTTCACATTATACAATCGATATTCTTAAGGCACGTTTAATTCAAGAAGGTTACTTAGAAGAATGTTGTAATAGTTGTGGGTTTAACGAAAGAAGGGTTGTAGATTATAAAGTGCCATTAGTACTTAATTTCCAAGACAAAAATAAGAAAAACTGGAAACGCGACAACCTAGAATTCCTTTGTTACAATTGTTACTTCCTAAACGTAGGTAACATTTGGAGTGACAATCAACTCAAGCAAATGGAAGACTATGAAGTAAATGAAAACACATTTAATAAAGACGATGAACCAAATTGGGATTTAGATGATACCCATATCCAACATTTGAAAGAATTGGGACTATGGGAGGGCGACGATGGTGATGAATTTATCGATTTTCAAAACTAAAAAGAACTTACTATCACCCACCACACACCTTAATCCGTATATACAAAACAATTAGAAATCATGGGTAAACTAAAAGAATATCACTTCGGCAATAAGTCCTTCAAAGACTATGAAGACGACTTTCTAGACGACGATTATGAATACTATAAATTGAATAAAAATAAAAAAAAGAAGCAACGCAAAGGTGGAGCTGAAGATTTAACAGAATAAAAATGGATAAAAAAGAAAGGTTTCAATTAGCAAAGAAAAACGTCAAACGGCGTTTTCCTAAAGCACAAACTGTAATAGACAGCACGGGTAAATTCTACGTTGCCCAAGATGGAAAAGACATCTGCAATAAAGAATTATATAAAGCTGTAAAGCGAGGAGCAAGCCTTGAAGAGCTTAATTTAATTAAAGAGGTAAAGCACACTACAACTATATTTGACGCTTGGCTACAAGCCGAAAGCATGGTTACCGTTAACCGAGTAATCGAAAGTAACACCGAACGATTTAGCGACGAAAAAGTAATCAATAAAAATTTAGAAGAATGAGTGACGTTAGATCATTTATAATCGGTGTAGGAATATTTTTATTCGTACACGTACTCACCTGGTTCCAACTAAACGGCCAGTTTTTTAGTGAGTGGTTTAAAAACAACAATTTTATCCTAGCGTTGTGTGGGATCCCAATTTCGTACCTTTATATATACGGAACAAAATATTGCTATGAAGGTTTCGGTGGTTTAGTATGGCCGGGACGGTTTATTGGGTTCGCCTGTGGGATGGTTATTTTCGCTGTTTTGGCCTCCCTTGTTTTGGGTGAGGGTATGACTACAAAAACATATGTGAGTTTGACTTTAGCAACAGCGTTAGTTGCTGTTCAAGTGCTTTGGAAATGAAAGTAGGCGATAAGATTAAGTTTTATGTGTTTAGTGTTTTGGAAGAAGGCACTGTAACTGAAATTAATAAGGATAAAACATACAATATCGCTTATGGTGGAGTAGTTTATCCTGCCGTACAGACGTTTAAAACATTACCTAAGAAAAAAGACATTCCACCATGGTATATCCTAAGGAAATAAATGAAAGAATATAAACGATATCCTAAACTTAATAAGTTTCTTAGTAACTTAGTTGCTGATAAAACTTTAACCCCATTAGAAAGAATATGTAACCGATTAGGTTATATGGGTACTGCTTTTTTAATGATGTCACCTTATTTATTAGCTTATAATAATGTAGGGGTGTATACTTACCTTATTGGTGGTGCACTTTCAATCCCACAAGTATGGTTAGCTAGGCAATGGAATTTAGTTGCATTGCATACTAATTTATTAGTGGGGTATGGATTTTATTTATATGTATATCTGACTGATTGATCGACAGACAATCTAAAAATTAACCCGGCACCTTAGGGGCCACAAAACTTATAAAACATGGTACATAAATTAGACCTATTTGACCAGCGAGTATTCTCGCCACTTGACGTCCTAGTTAAGGACTTTTTTAACAAAGAATCTCAATTTACTAAAATTGACAATCGCACAGTAAACCAACCAGTAGATATCTATGAAGATGAAGGTGGGCTTACATTTGAAATCGCTTGCACCGGTATTCCCAAAGAATTAGTTCAGATCGACCTCCAAGGAGATTACCTATGTGTTAAGTATGATAAATCTGACTTACCTAAAGTAAACAGTGAACGACGTTATTTTCACTCTAGTGTTAAGAGATCTAGCTTTAACACTGGTTGGAAAGTAGCTCGTCGATTTGACTTAGCTAAAGCTCAAGCAGAAATGAATGATGGGCTACTAGTAGTCAAGATTCCTTATGCTAATGAATCAAAACCAAAAACACTTAAAATAAAATAAACTGACAAAACGATCAGTCAGTCATGAGGGGGCTTCGGCCCCCTCAATATTTATATATAAACAATAAGATATGTCTACATTTAACGTATACGAATGGAACCACAAACGCCGTTTAAGCGAGATAGAAGAACAAGCTGAAGGAAAAGTTTATGTTGTAATAGCAGGGAGACCAGGAGAAGCTCAAGGCCCCGTTAAAGCATTTATGGATAAAGCTTCTGCCGAACAACACGCTGCCCAATTTAAACAGGAGTACGAAGACCGTTTTGTAGGGGATAAATTAAATACTGTAGTGAGAGAAATACCTATGGGGTAATGAGTAAATTAAGAAAATACATTAGAGAGTACGTTATGTATCTCTATAATGCTAAAGTTGCAGATGCTGATGAAGATTATCAGTGGAAACACCCTAGCGATATAGAACACCCACTACAACCTGGTTATCCAGGTGATTTAAAAGGGTTCCCTTACGATAGTTCCCAAAACAAACTACCACCCGCTTATATAAGGAAAAGATCGGTTGCTAAACCACCTTTTTAAGAGAGCCTTTGGCTCTCTTTTATTTTGTTCGTATATTCACAGTATGAACTATAAGAACATTCTAAGAGGATATTACGATACAGAAAATAAAGTTAAAGCAATAGATGTAATGTCAGATCAACCTTATTATATTGAGGATAGACCTGACATGAAACAACGTATTGAACGAGCTATTAATTTCAAACAGTATCTAGCCATATATCAACGTGGTACTCGCAATGGCTTTGAGTATATTAACCAAAACGATATAGTTTGGGGTGACCAAACAACTACACAACCAAAAGAAGTTACAATGATAAATAAGCCAGACGATTTTATTATTAGCGACCTTAAGTGGAAGTACTTAACTCGCTGTATTAATAAGGGTAAAAACCTTATGTTTGTAGGACCTGCAGGTACAGGTAAAACACAGATTGTTTTTGAAGCCGCTAAGGCAATTAAAAAGCCAATCTTCTATTTTAATTTAGGATCTACTCAAGATGTTCGTTCGGCTCTTATTGGTAGTACTTATTTTAAAAACGGTACATATTTTGAAGAATCCGCGTTTGTGAACGCGATAAAAACACCAGGATCTGTGGTTTTACTTGACGAAATTTCGCGAGCAAACCCTGAGGCATGGAATATATTGATGCCAGTTCTTGACGTTAATATACGCAAATTAAGATTAGATGAAAAAGAAAACAGCCCTGTTATTGATGTCGCTGATAGTGTCAGCTTCATTTCTACAGCCAATATTGGGTTTGAGTATACTTCAGCTCGTATGCTCGACCGCGCTTTGGCTGATCGCTTTAACGTTGTTGAAATGGATACTCTGGATAAGGAAGAGGAGATGAAATTGCTAGCTATGAAGCACCCAGACCTTAAATCAGAAATAAATGAGGCGTTATGTGATATTAGTTTTAAAATTAGAATGGAATGTCAAAGGGAGAATGCTAAGTTATCAAATGTATTATCAACTAGGACATTGCTTGAAGCAGCTGAAATGTCAGTTGATGGGTTTAGTATTGAAGAAATAGCTGAATTAATTTTATATCCTCAATACCCAGATGATGGAGGAGTTGATTCAGAACGTATTTATATTCGACAATTGGTACAAAAATATGTTCAACAAGGTAATAAAGAAAATCTATTTACTGAAGATGATTTTGCCCACTTAGATAACTATGACATTTAAAAAAGACTATATAGAAGTTTGTTTAACCACAGGGGATGGCATCCAACACCTTAGATTACATGGGTGGCTGAAACGTGAACATGTATTAGTTAAATCAGAACAGATATTTGGTAAAAGTGGAGACGACTTTGGTATGTTTATTGTTGTAATTCCTAACGGTGAATTGTATCAATTAGTAGAATTAAAAGATGATATGTTTACTACTTTTGAGATATTATCTCAAGAAGAAGAACGGTGGACATCATATAAACAGAAACGAGATAAAGATTTTATAGAAAACATTTCTAATTTTATGTTTAGTTTGGCCCCTGAAAATAAAGTTGATATTGAAAGTTTTGTTGAAAAAGCAAACGAGGCAACACTTAGTTTATTTAAATCATCTAGAGATTTTACAGGGGATTATGTTGTAAATGATTTTATGTCTGTTGAAGAAAAAGTAGCTGATCTTGATATGTTAATTGATTTTTTTGAAAATAAAGAACGTTATGAAGACTGTGCTTATCTTCTTAAAATAAAAGATAAAATAGTAGTAAATGAAGAATTCAAAACAAAATGATTATTGGATAAGTACTTGTACTTATGACATTGGAATAGTATATATTTACAAATGAGAGAGTTTGGATTACGGTTAAAAAAAGCGTACATTATAAAAATAAAATGGAAACGAGCAGTTAAACAATGGTTCAACCATAACTCTGAACCACTTCATAAACTAAGAAAACAATTAAACAAAATAAACCATGAGCTTAGACAAATTAGACGCCGCCAGAAAGCATTATGAAGGCATCGCAGCAGAAGCAGAGGTAACGATAGACACATACCTAAATTTTTCCGTTGGAATCGGTGAACACTCAAATGTAATGGAAGAATTGCGCGCTCAAATCGAGAAACTCGGCGAAGCCCGTGACGCCATTGATACGATTATTACTCTCCAGAACAGAGATAAAAAAAATGACTTAAAAGCTAAAAAACAACTTAATAGCTAAGGAAGAATGAGTAATGTGAATTGGATAATGGGGTTTTTGGTCCTATTAGCTTTATATGGTAGTGTGTTACCCCCAGATAGTACTGGCCATTATTTAGATTATAATGGTGATGGTGTTATTGATCTTTATGATCTTATGGAACATTTAACAAAACGACCACAAGTAATAGAAAATACAACAGATTTTACAGATAAATGAAAAAGTTTTGGGCAGACCTTAGTGATGTGTTTATTGAACGAGAACGAGCATACCTCGTTTGTAACGATCAAGCACAATTTTTTAGTGGCTTAAGCGGGGGTAAACCTGTATTTAGCGAATCTTATGATGACGCTAGGCCTTTACAAAGAGAAAGCCAATTTAGAAATTTGGTTAGGGCATCGGATGTTCCTATATTTAAGGAGTATATTGAAAAATGAGAATTCATGAGACAGCTAATTGAAATATATAATGAGGCAGCCCAACAATTTGAAGACTTTGCATTTAAACACATTGTACCACGGGTTCTTAAAGTAGTGGAGATAGCATTACGGTTAACTTTAATCTATGCTTTCTATCTCCTTTTTAAAAATGGTATTAACGAAGTGCTTTGAGCAAGAATTTAGTATATTACTTTGACCTACATAAGCATCTTGAAGTTAAAATGGCTACTGGTGAATGGAATCAAGTCACTTGTGCTACATTTAGGTCATATGCTGGAGGTAGACGTATTAATGGTGAAGCATATGATGGTCCCATTTTATACCATAGTACGAATTATTTATATGAAGGTCCCCTTAATGGGAAAATAATTCAACTTGAAGAAGGGCAAGATGTTAAAATACTTAGGAAAGTAAGAAAAAATAGTAGGTTTTCCTGGGCAAATGAATGGAGTTAGATTTTTGGTTTACTGAAAATTTGTTCGTATATTTAAGGTATGAGAAAAGGAAGACAAAAAGGCCAAACTAAGGCTAAAAGTGTAATTAATGACCCATCAATAGCCCCCTTTAAGATATTGATAGAGGAAGACCAGTATGTTTTAATTGATGATAAAGATATCCCCCGTGGCTATTATACATCATTAGACACAGTAGTATATAGGATATCAAAGATATTTATGGCTAATAAAAGGAAGGAATTTAACCTTTCAGAATTTGTGGTTGATTATAACAAAACTAAAAATAGTATTTTAGATAGCTTTAACTAATGCTAAAAGATGAAGACCATATCAGAGCGTTAATTAAGATTGAAATGAAGGATAACCTCAAAATCCTAATTGACCCAAAGAAAAAAAATAGCTTTTCTGATTCACGAGTTACCACATGGATTCACACAGTAACTGAACGTATTGTTTACCATTTAATGGAAAGAAATAAATCATAATGGCTAGGGACGGATCCTATATTACACCTGTTGTAGTAACATTTAAGACATCAAATCGCTCCAATGCTAAAACTAAAGTGAAAGTGATTCGCAACAGAAACATTGACGAGGTATTAGATGTAAAGACAAAAATTCCTGGCATCCCCGAAAAGGCTGTTATTTTGGAAATCGGAGTAGGAAAGAGTTTTACTTAAACTTTTGGTTTACCAGCCAATCTATCGTATATTTAGAGAAGAAAGTTAGTTAAAAACCTAAAAAAAGTATCATGTCTGAAGTACAAGACACACAATTTTCAACTGCACAGCAGTTAATTAATACGGTTAATCAGAAAATCGAAAACCGTGAATCGCTCACTATGGATGAATTGAAGATGATTTGTCCTGAAATTTCAACCCCCGAAATTAATCCTGAATTGCGTAAGCACTTGGGTATTTCGGACAAATATGTTCACGTACCTACTGAGCAGGTGATTGAGGATGTTATGAAGTTGGGTTGGTCGCCTATCAATGCGTACCGTGTTAATTCACGTAAAAAGCGCAATGGCGTTGGTCGTCATATGATCAAGTTTGTCAACTATGACTTTATGCAAGAGGGTAAAACCGAATACCCTGAGTTGCTGTTGACAAACAGTCACGATGGTACTACTGCATTTAAGTTGGATGTAGGTATTTTCCGTTTGGTGTGTTCGAATGGTATGGTTATTAAGTCGCAGGACTTTGGTTCAATGAAGGTTCGTCACTACGGTTACGACTTTGAAACTATTAAGGGTGCTGTAAATAAGTTGGTTGAACAGATTCCTGATTACCTCAAGCAAGTTGAAGATATGAAGGAGCAGGAATTGGAGCGTAAACAAATGCTTGAGTTTGCTCGTGAAGCAGCTTTGCTTCGTTTCAAGACAGCTAATATTGAAACGATTGATAAGTTAGTTGATGTAGATGATTTGCTTGAGTCGACTCGTAAGGAAGACGAGGGTAATGGTTTGTGGGAGGTATTCAACCGCCTACAGGAAAAAGTTGTGAATGGTAAATTTAATTATGCCCTGGGTAAAAAGGAACGTAAGGCCCGTCCCGTGAAGGGTTTCAAGTCGCAGGTAAAGCTCAATCAGGATTTGTGGGAGTTAGCGAGCAGTTACTTGCCTGAAGCCGCAGCGGTTTAAATATAGGAGAGGGGGGCCTCGGCCCCCCTCATTTCCATTTATTCATCACTATTCCATGTGTAAATTTCCCCGTCGGGCATCATGACATAGTTAGTAACAGTTTGGTTTTGGCTAGTAGATTGTGTAATACTAGTAGTTGCGCAACCCGTTAAACACAATACTACTGCGATTGCAAGTAAGTATTTCATGTAGTTGGGTTTTTAATTCGATTATACATATATAAGTAATATACAAGTTATAATAGAGTCATAAAGCGTCATATGAAAGAGTTTATTTAGAAATTTGGTTTTAAGGATAGAAGATCGTATATTTAATAAAGAAAGAAGGTTGAGAAAATAAAAACAACATGAAAAACCCAATCACCATTAACGCAACAAAGTATCCAGATGGATATTTGCCTAAGATTGCTTACCACATTGCAAACCAAAATGCTGACAAGTTGGAATACTTTACAGACCAACATGAAGCATTGTATGGTAAGTTGACACAGGAGGATATGCACAAAGTAATTGATATGGTGTATGAACATATAAAATAAATGAATGCCCGGGTGGTGGAATTGGTAGACACGACAGACTTAAAATCTGTTTCGCCGAACGGTGAGTGCGGGTTCGAGCCCCGCCCCGGGTACATAATAAATCCTCAGACGTGGGGTCGGTGGAATCAGGCATGGTTCATGTAAGGGATAAATGGGGATAGCTTCCTCACCCAGCAAGCCGCAATATGCGCTCATAGCTCAGCTGGATAGAGCAACAGCCTTCTAAGCTGTAGGTCCTAGGTTCGAATCCTAGTGGGCGTACTGGAGTTCTTTGACATCCTGGTTTTTAATTCGCTGATGACGTCACTACGTAATTAAACGTGACGCACCAATATGGGGACGTAGCTCAATTGGTTAGAGCATCAAGCTTATATCTTGAAGGTCACAGGTTCAATTCCTGTCGTCCCTACTATGACTTCGTAGCTCAGTTGGTTAGAGCATCTCACTTTTAATGAGAGGGTCCTGGGTTCGAGTCCCAGCGGGGTTACGCGTGTGAGGCGAATTAATGCTAGGCGGCTCCTTAGCTCAGTTGGTTCAGAGCACCTCGTTTACACCGAGGGGGTCATTGGTTCGAGTCCAATAGGAGCTACAATATACCCGAGTGGTGAAATGGTAGACACGCTGGTCTTAGGAACCAGTGCCACAGGCGTGAAGGTTCGAATCCTTTCTCGGGTACAAATTAAACAAAAATAAATAATATGAAAAAATTTGTAAAATGGACCCCAGTAGCAATCGCACTAATAGCATTGCTCTACTCAGTAGGATTAGGAATGAATGGCCACACTGAAGAAGCACTATATTCATCACATTGGCCTGTAACACTATTAGTATTTTATTTGGTAATTGATAAGATTAACAAGCAATGAGCACAACTATGTGGATTGTAGGTAGCATTATTTTTGTTGTCTACATGTATTTTACAATTTGGAACATTAATAATGGTTCCAAACAAACCCAACAACGTGAAGATTCATCATATGATGTAATGGATATGGACGGTATGGGTAATTTTAGTCGTTTTCCAATTAAACAACGTCGAATGGAGGAATTTGGTTATAGAAAAGTTTTCTATAATGATAAAAAGACCAATGCAAGGAAGAAGAAAAAAACAGTATGAGGACAATTGGTGGATGTTAGAAAAAGCAGGTAAGTGCTTTTTGGTCTCCCTAATCTTCTATCTTATATTCATAGTTGTAAGTTAAAGATGGAGATAGTATCAAATTCTAGTGGTTATTGGATTGTAGATAAAGGATTTATTGATGGTCCTTATGTTAACATCGAATTAGCTACAGAAGCACTTGAAGAAATAAAAAAATGGCAAAAGAAGTAAACATAGTAACACTATGCAATGAGATTTTTAACGGTCTTGAAGTTAAAGGGTGTGGTATGTCACCTATTAAAGCAGCTGAAGGTGGTTACAACGGAACGTTTGTTAACATTGTATTTGATGCTTTAGAAAAAGCGAAAAGATAAGGATTTTTGGAAACTGAAAACTCGATCGTATATTTAAGAAGTAAGATTGAGAGATAGTTAAACACACAAAACAAAACAAAATGGCTGGACGTGGACGACCCCGTAAAAATGCTGTTACACCTAAGACGGTGTTGAAGCATGTAGAATTTACAAAGATGAAGGATATCAAGTTTGATCCTTCGTTGTTTACCCCTATTAAAACAGGTACTATTGTTGATAGTGTTTTAAGTAATGAAGGTGGTATTTTCCCTGGCACTAATACTGTTGTTATTGGTGACCCAGGTGTGGGTAAGAGTACTGTATTGCTTGATTTGCTTGCTAATTTTCAGGCAAATAATAAGCGTGTATTGTTTATCTCTGGTGAGATGAATGAGATTGACATGTTTGGTTATGTTAAGCGTTTTCCTAAATTCGCCCAAATTCCTATTTTGTTTATGCAAAATTACTCTTCATGTCCACAAGCTGCTATTGAAAAGTCGCTTGATCAAGGATTTGATGTTGTATTGATTGATAGTTGGGCTGAGGTGAATGATATGGTTCAGGAAGAAAATGGTTGGACACGTAAGAAGGCTGAATCATGGTTGCTTGATTTGATGGATAAGCACAATAAAGCTGATAATGAGCGTTGTAAACATACTGCATTTGTCAATATCCAACAAATGACTAAGGGTGGTGATTTTGCAGGTTCAAACCGTATTAAGCACATGACTACAGCTATGGCCCAACTTAAGTTTGATGGCCGCGGGCGTGATGCTTTGCGTTACATGGTATTTAGTAAAAACCGTCGTGGTGATGTGGGTGATAAAATTTATTTCTCACTTGTTAGGGCGGGTAATGTTCGATACAGTTTTGAACAACTATAAAGATTTGTTTTGTGTTGTTGTAGAGGAGGGTGCTGGAGCTTCGGCTCCGCCCCTCTGATACTAATTTAATTTGAATTCCCTCTGACTGAAAGTCAGTCAGTTTATTTTGTTTAACCCTTAACCCCAAAAATCATGGCTAAGGATAACCCCACTAAAGCCGGCGGCATGCGTCGGTTTGATGAACTTGTTGCTTTGCGCAGCGTATTTGGAAACGATTCAGTTCTACTTGAAGAATTGGTTCGTGTAATGTCAAATCGTGATGCGAGTTATTTGTTTAGGCGTGTTGCTAAGTCGTTTGATGTGACAGGTGCTCTGAATCGAGAACTCGATGTCATCAATCAACGTGACTGATGCTTGACATAGTCGATCGGAATAAGCTCAAAATGGAGCTTTACAAGAATGGTGTAAGCGAAGCTAGGCAACGTGAAATCATTCAGATGTTGGAAGCCGATGAGGAACAAAGATTCCTCTTGGACATTAAAAGTGAACGAGCAGATGAGGACCTTTGAGTCCTCATCTTTCGTTCGTATGTTTACGGTATAAGATTAAAGCAGATGAGTTTATTAGATGAATTGAGAAATGTTAAAGTGCTTGCACTTATTGATGACCATAAAAAGAACTACCCATCGTCACATAAAAAGATAATGGATGATCTAAAGAACTCAGAGTTCATTGGTGATCTATCAGTGTTCACAGCACAAAATTTGATTAGTTTTGCTGTTGATAGTGGAATGAAATTTGATACTGATAGTTTTGTTTTGAAATTGTATAAAATTTTTGATAAATGAGTGAAGAAGATATGAAAGAAAAAGCCATCAATGAAATGTTGATGGTAGGTACTGCTAAATTGTTTGGTGCCTCAAATAAATTAATTGCGTTCCAATTGGGATTGGATTTGTTGAATATGTTTACAAAGAAAAAATGACCCGAAATGAATTATTTGATGTGCTCAATGAAATGATTGATCACGTTGGTACTGATGGTGTATTAGATGAATTAACACGAGCCATGTCTACAGACGAATTAGAAGAACATGTGAGTCATCTTGATCAATATCTTTTTGATAATCATTTTTTGACCCTTGAAAGCTGAAAATTCGATCGTATATTAAAATAAAAAAAGATGAGTAAGTTAACAAAATTTGAAAAAGCGCTTATCAGCGCTGGGTTGGAAGCAGTTAAGTCTCAATACGCAGAAGAAAACGAGCGTATCAAAGCAGCAGGTAATAATCCCATCTTTGGTGACAATTACATCCCAACTATCGTAGAAAATATTACTCACACTTTGAAACTGAACGACTAATGAGCAACATGAGTTATTGTCGATTTGAAAACACAATGATCGACCTAAAAGATTGTTTGCGTCATATTGATTATGAAGCAGAAAACAGCCGTGATGAAGAGGCACGTCAAGAAATGCTTGGAATGTTCAAAGAAATTTTTGAGGATTGGGGCGGGGATGTTGAGCAATACGCCTTGTATCTCTAAAAAAATTAATTTAGCCCCTTGTAAACTGAAAATTCGATCGTATATTAAAATAAAAAAAGATGGCAACACGAGCAAGCATTAAAATCAGCGACTGCGATGGTAACTTCATTGCAAACATTTATCACCACTACGATGGTTACCCTGAGGGGTTGGGTCAGAAATTGATTGACATTTGTGACAGTGGTAAACTTGTAAATGGATTGAGCGCTGGATCAGGTAAACAGTTCAATGGTTTCAACGATTTAGCTTGTTCAATTGTGTTTGAATTGAAAGAACACTCGGGCAATGGTCGTGTTTATTTGAACACTGAAGACGATTATGGGAAATGTGGTGAAGATTACCTGTATGAAATTGTTGAAAATCCTGCAATGCGTCAATCACCACTAGTGTTGGTTGAAAATATGAATGGTGAAACTGAATTGGTTCAAGACATTTTGGATCGAGTAAATGCCTAACAAATGCTAGATAAAATTAAGTCAAAACTACTTACTAAACTGTTCGTTGATTGGGTTAACGATGAGTTTGATGTTGAATTGTTGGAAGCAAGTAAATTGATGATCCAAAACAGGCAGGAGCAAGTTAATTTTTTGGTGGCAAAAGCTAATCCGCCTGAGAAAATTGGTTTTCGATATTAAAGGAAATTGATTGAGACGCTTGTGGCTTGAAGATTCGATCGTATATTAAAATAAAAAAGGATGGATAAGTCAATGGAAAGTGTGATGTGGCAAGTGGTTGAAGATATGAACTTCAATGGGCGTGGTCATCACAAAGCAGGATTGTATTTAACTGATGAATCAGGTTTGTCGGTTGATGGGATGCGAAAGGTTGAGTCATTTGCTCGCCGCAAATGTGGCGCACTGTATAGTCAATTGATTGATGTTACAGGTGTGAGTGACGATAGTTATGACGATTTGCGGTGGCAGATTGTTGCCAATGGTGAGGAGTTTTACAATAACATCACATTGGAAAAGGCTCAGAGCATGATTGACAACAATGAGTTCACTGAGAGCTTTGGTTATGCGTTCCACAAGATTGATGAAATGGAAAGGACGGATGAACGTGAACAGCAGCTTGCTTACGTTGAGCGTTGTCGTCAAGGAATACATGGTAGCTTTTATAAAGCGCTTGTTGATGCCTTTGATAAAGCTGACAATACTAATAAGATGAGGTTGTCACTTGGTTTTAAAGAAGTTTTTGGAGATATTGTTTGACCCTTGTAGCTTGAAGGTTCGATCGTATATTCAAATAAAAAACAAATGAAAATTTTCCATTTCCACCTCGATGACGGTATGTCAAATAAGTCAACTTTGATTTGTGAATTGAAGGACGGTGCAATCAAATATCGTTACTTCACAGGCACTGCTTCGAGTGGCATTCCGCTTGCGTTGAGTAATTTGCAAGTTGGTTACCTCCATGGTTCTACATTGCCACTGGATAATTCGCATCGCAACGGCCTTTTTAAGTTTACGAAGCAAGAATTTACTGATCGTGTGCGCTGGATCATCAATATGGATAGTACCAAGCGTGTTGTAAATGAAGTTGAAACTGAAGTGGTATTTGAAGCATGACTAATTTAGAAACAAGCACTGCACCGATTGTTGCAGATCAAGAAGGTGATCACTACTTTATGGTAGGTGAAACGGTTTACTACTTGAATGAATTTATGAAAACACTTGGTAACCGGGATTTTGATGGTGTCGCTCACATCACTAACCAAGGAGGAATTGGTATTAAAGTAGATGAAGCGAACGAGGAGGTTGAGTATACTATCTTTACGGCATCTTACTAGACGCTTGTAGCTTGAGAATTCGATCGTATATTCAACCAAAAAAAGGATATGGGATTTAAGTTAAACATCGTAACAAAGACAAAAATGAGTGCAAAGGAAATGTCACGCACTTTGATCACACTGAATCAAAGTGAAGTGTTTAAGATGGGACGTAAAACATACGTTCCATTCAGTGCAATGAGTGTTGTGTTTAACAGCAAAGGTGCAACGAAGCAATTCGATAGAGATTTGGATAGCATTACTCATCCCACCAAAGGCAAGTTGTTTTGCCTTCCGAAAAATGTTGAACAGTTCATCAAGGTAGTGTGATGAAGCCATTTTATGAATTACGTGACCCAAGTAGGTTCGCTGAGGTGTTAGATCGGATGATGCACGATGAACCAATGAAGTGGCAAGGTTGGATGATGGATATGGAAACGAATCAACTGTCACTTGAAGCGTTTCGTAAGTGGTTGAGTTCAGAATGGTACGAAAAGGAATTGCTTAAGGAAGAGTTTCCTGAATTTCACTTCCTTGATGATGATATGTTGGTTTTGGATATGCAACATGAACTTTTAGCAACGTTGAATTGATGGAGTTTTTTATTACAGGGTTGGTTGAAGTGCTATTTGCAGTTGCTTGTTTAGTAGTAGGAGTAGGACTAGTTATAGCATTGTCTCAAGCAGGATTTGATAGTGTTCAGAATCGTGCTTATGAGAATAAAAAGAAATGGGATAGGGAAGCTTGACACTTGAGGATTCGATCGTATATTCAAGTAAAGAAAAAGGGATGGATTTGAAATTTCAAACAGCAGAGCAAGTCATGAAAATGAGCAACACGCCTAACGAGGTAGACTTTGAATGTAACCGCAACTCCGGTTTCTCAATGAACATCAATGGTTACAGAATCAGTATTCAATTTGGTCCTGGTAATTACATCTCTGATATGGACATTAGAAGAAAAATGGATGACTATGAGCCATTGAATTTCAGAATGTTTGGTACTGACGATGCTGAGGTGATGATTTGGGGTCGTGATAATGGAACAATGTTCAACATTGCACCTCACACAATTGACACTGATGAGGGATTAGATGAGTTTTACGATGCACAAGGCGGACACATGGATCAGGTATTTGGTCATTGTAGCTCCGATTGTGTTGCTCGGATGATTGGTTGTTTAGCTAGCTGTGGTGATGAGGATCCACGCCGGTCAATTGTTCAAATTTACAATGCAAGTAAAAAATAAAGATGATGATAAGTGTG